CTTCGCGCCGAGGGGCAAATCCCCCAGCGGCTGGGTGAAGTACGCGCTGTGGTTGGTGGCGGCGAGGGCGAACGCCCGCACCGTGTCGTTGCCGTGCACCGCCCTCATCCCGCCTGTTTCGTCGTAGGCGATTCCCACGGCCTTGTCCATAAGCACGTTGCCGTCGAGGTGCAGAGTTATCGTGCCGTCGCTTATTTCCCACCCCGTCACCTCCGGCGCGGGGTCCTGGTCGCCTACGGTCAGATCCATCCCCGGCAGCGCCCCTTCGCCGGATGTCTCCCCGTCCACCGTCACCGCGCCGTCCATCACGATTACCACCGTGCCGGGGGCCGAGGACGGGACCTCGGCGGTCAGCACCCCGATTGCCGTGTGCGGGCTGTTGTTGAGCACGATGGCGTTGGCGAACGGCAGGACCGGCTGCCCGATGTCGTCCACCATGCCGCCGTCCAGCATGGTCAGCCTTATCGCGGTCTCGTCGGCGTCCACGGGCTCCGTCAGCGCGAACTCGATGGTGGAGGCCGTGTTGTTCCCCACGGGGCTCACCACCCCCAATATGCCGGCAGTCGTCCCCGTGAGGGAAAACCTTGAGTCGTCTATGATCGTCACGTCCCTGCTCATCGCCACCACGAGGGTGCCGGGCTGTGCCTGGGGTATCTCCGCCGCCGCGAACACGGTCGGCAGGTAGTCGGAGTAGTTTAGTATGCCGTGCATGTTGATGGCGGCCACGGGGCTGTCGTCGTTCTGGAGCAGCGTCCCCCCAGCGGGGTCGTAGCTGAGTTTGTAGGTCAGCCCCTGCACAAAGCACTTCGTGGCAAGCCTGAGCCGCACGGTCTTGTCGTCCGGCTTGTCCACGTACTCCAGGCTGTCATTGACGCCCGCCACGCTGAACCCCGTGCCGTCCGTGATTTTGACGTAGTTGTCAAACCCCAGGACCAGCATTTTTGGGTCGGTCAGCGGCACGAACGCCGTGAGCAGGTGGGCAACATAGTCGATGGAGTATTCCGTCAGTGGGAGATCCACGCCGGGGGAGTACGATCCGTCCGCGAATTTTACCCCGATGTGGTACTGGTGTATCCCAACCTCGGGTTCCCACCTCTGCACCCCCAGGGGGATTTCCGCCACCGACACCGGCGAACCCATACCCGCGCCGAAGAGGTCGAAGATTTCTATGCCGACGATTTCTGGGTCAGTTGGTGGGTCGGTCGAGGGGTCAACCCACGTTATGCCGCCAACGTGCGTGCCGGGGTTGTAGGTGGCGTTGTTGGTTACGTTGGTCACGTCGTGGGTTGGGCCGTTGCCGCCGATGGACATCCCGTCAATGAGGTTAGCGTATTGCCTGAACGGTGTCTCCTCCGGTATTATTGCCCCTTTATTCTGGAGTGCCTGCCTTATCCTGTGCTTTGTTCCCAGTAAATAACCGAGCTTGTCTGCGATATTACCCATTGGTCCCCTCCGTTTCAACGTCCTCGCCGTTTATTTCGTCGAGTACCGCGCCGATGTCGCCTAGACATTCTTCCAGGTCGTTTACTGTCTGCTCCCCCGTGTCATGGTCAACCGACACGCCAAACTTTTTGTTGGTGGACCTCACCAGCCCCAAGGTGCTGGTTGTGGCAATGCCGATTCCGCCCAGGCCGCCCACAATTTTCACCAGCGCCGAGGGAGAGATGACCGTGTTCATTCGGATCTCGTAATTGATTTCCGCGTTCTCCGGGCTTTGCGCTATATACGCAAGATAATCAGGCCCATCGCCAAAGCCGGGGATTATGCTGGCGACCGCATATAGCCTGTCCGAATCCCTGTTATCCTCGTCTGCCGGGTCCGCGACGTACAGGCCGATAGACCTTACATGGATGCCGTTCGGGTCATTGATTCCGACAGGCTTGCATGAGGCCCAGAAATTGGTGCCGACGACATTGCTCCCGTATATGGGGAAGCGTTGTTTTTCCCCGGTCAATTCCGTCACCGCGTGAAGGTCGCCTGTCAAGGCCACGTCCCCGAGACCGATTGAGGTGAATACCAAGCGTTCACCGACGTGCGTCGCCGCTATGCGTTCCATGCCGTACAGCGTCAACTGCGCTTTCTGAAATACCGACATTATATGTCCTCCTCGGATAAAACATTTATTTCACAATCCAACGCCGTCAATGCCGCCAGATATGCTTGAGGGTTGTCATCGGCCAGAATGTCCAGATGGGAATTTAGGCCCGGTACTATTGACGTATACGAATGCGCGTCCGTGTCGGTCAATATATTTATTACGCAATCCAAATTCGGTAACACAACAAAATTTACTTGCGCGTCATCCTCTTTCGCGGGCAGGTCAAAATGGAATGCCGGCCGCGCCGCCACATATGCCGTCGCTTCATGCTCTTTTGCCAACAGGTGATGGAGCCCGTCTACTCTCGGGAACACGCCGCCAAAAACCTCGGCGTAAAACTGCCTTATTACATCAACGGAATCCAGGAACGAGCGGGTATTTTTTACCGACCTTACGGCGCGGAGGAATTTTTCAAAGGTTTCCTGATCCGGCAACGGCTCCCCCGTCGAAATCCGGAAGTGATAAGGCAGCCCCTCATATTGAAACCATTCCTTAATTTCAGCGTCGCTGAATAAGGCCGTTACAATTTCTTCCACGACGGACGGCGTGCCTTTCCTGAAATGCCAATCCAGCGCCTTTAATACAAGCTCCTGCTTCGCCTCAATAGGCAGCCCGGGATCATAAAAATCCGCGTGAAACTGCCATGCAAGGAGATCAAGAAGAATATCGTCTACAATTTTTTTCCCGACCAGATTAGGGATTATTTCTATTTCCGGTATTTTGACGATTATTTCACGCAGCGCCATGTCAAACGCCTGAGCCATCGCCTTGACATTAGGGTCACGCGCAAGATTGGGGGGCAATAATTCAAGGATAGAAACTTCGCTTAAATCCATTTACGCTTCCTCAAGCCCCCTGTACGCGACGCTTATTTCCCCGTTATGGATACCTACCTCTATCGGTTTCAGCACGGTGAATACGGGCGCGTGTATCTCCATGCGTTTTACCCCGCAGTCCATGATCATTTTCCGTAATAAATCGGGGACGATATCCAAACCCAGCTTGCTTTTCTGGTATTTGACAAAGCGCTCCACGGCGGCGTTAACCGAGTCGATAATCGAGTCGGCCATTGTCGCGTTTTCTTCCGATATCCAATATTCGATGTCTATCGGGTACTCGACGGGCGTGGACTCTTTCACATGGACAAAATCCGTCAACGGGCGCCTGTCCTTCGGTGATAAAATTGCGTAAACCTGATCCTTGACTTCCTGCGATGGCAATTCGCCGTTCAGCATGAGACACGCGATGTCCACGTTTCCCGGGCCCGTCCCTGATGTACGGAAATAATTAAACAGTGCCGTATAAAACCCTGCCGGATCGGTTATCCCCCACGGCGCCAAGAATGCGCCAAAATCTTCGAGGTCTAAATCCGGCATATAGGCCTTCGCGTCAACGATTCCGGGATTCGCTGCGCGCGCCCAAAACTCATAGGCACCGTCAGGCCCCACAGTCGAGAACGATTCCGGCAGCATCCGCAGGCGTTCCCTGTAGTTTTCATGTTCCTCGATATCCGCGCCGCCGCTTGTTGGCGTGATGTTTACCGCCGACGCCACAAAGGGCGACCTGTCCACCATGTTTTTTATTTCGCCGGCCTTAAAGCCCATGCCAGCCATCCCCGGCGTCAGGCATATCGCCTCCACGTCGCCGTACAGTTCCCCGGCCGGAATCTCGATTGGTTTCATCGTCGCGAAAAACACTTTGTTGTTGGGCGTCGTGCGCCATCCCTTCGGTATGGGCGTTACCACGGTCTGTTCGACCGACAAACCATAGCGTATCGTTGTCAGGGCAAAGGAGGCCTGTAGTTTTTTTCCGCGATCCCCGAACATATACCCAATATGTTCTATGGTTTCCGGGGTGGCAAAATAAAGAAGGCTTCCTTTTCCCGCGGCGTCTATGCTGTGGTTTACCTGGGCGAGTATGGCCGCCTCCGCAAGCTGTACCAGCCGTTCCGGATCTGCCAGGGCAAGGCGGTACCCCGGCTCTCCCCCGACCCTACGGACAGCCTCATAGAAATCCTTCAATGTTTCAGCGAGTACCCGCGCGTCGTCCTCGGCAAATTTCAGATCGTTAAACGCCATCTTTGATCTCCACTTTTACTTTAGGGGAAACTTTCCCCGCCAAAATTTCCGCGTACCAGTCTATTTCCCTTATTTCCGCGCGCGGCTCATATTTCCGCACCTGCAAAAATATTTCCTGCTCTGCTTTCGCCCTGATTCCCGGCATGGGGGTGTCCAAAAACTCATAGGACAGCCCAAATTCGCGGTCCAGGGGCGCCGTGCCTTTCCGGGTTGCCAAAATGTTTCTCACATTTTGCATAATCTCTTTTACCCCCGTCGCGCCGTAAGTATAGTTAGGCGATAAACCGCTGATTTCCAATAATGCCATTTTTAGTTGTACTCCTTGATAATTACCGACACTTCCATTTGCAGGACTTCACCGGTCCTGGCCGCGAAAGCCTCCGATTTCCCGGTTATTTCGTCGATGTACCAAAAATTGCCGCTTAACGGTATTCCGCCAAGTATCATCGGGTGATGCTCCCCCCTCCTTATCTGCTCCCTTAATTTTTCGTAACTGCCCATCGGGTCAACCCCGAGCATTTTTGAAAACGTCATCGACATTTCAAGCTCGTCAAGGTCAGGCCCCAAAAACTCGGACAACGGCTTGCTGTTTATGGGTTCGTGTTTGGCCCAGCGCGCGGAGGATTTTCGGTTCAATTCCGAAAACGTTTCCGCCATCTTTCCTGAGACCTCAAAGACAAGATCGGGGCCCCAACTTCCAATTAACAAGCTACACCTCCATTCTTTTTAAAATTGGGCTTTCTTCCTTTTGAATAACCTTCTGGTTGCTCATTTGCCATTAGCTCTAACCATCCTTCATTGCTCCATTTATGATACCAATGCTTACCAAGGCTAGGAGACAGACGCCCCTTTAACGACATTCTTCTCTTTCGTTTCGTTTCCTCTGATTGTTTATGACCTTTAAGCGACTCAGATATTCTCATTTTCCGTTCCTGAGAATGATTTTTTCCTTTGTTTGCCGCAGATATTTTTCTCTTCTGCCCCTCTGACATAGGTACACCAAAGTTTGGCGGCTTTTTCCCTTTATTTGCCAAGGATATTTTTTTACACGCTTCCTCTGATAAAGGAGCACGGCAAGGATAGAGCTTCCCTTTATTTGCGTTGCCAATTTTTTCCCTTGTTGCTTCCGAAACAATATGGCCTTTATTCCTATCAGATATTTTCTTCTTCGACTCTTCTGAATGTTTCCTTCCTTTATGCGGCCCTATGCGACCAGGAGGATGATGTAACCTGCAATGACACCAGGTAAACATGGGAACCAATTCTTTTACATTCCATTCCTCATAATTAATACAATTAAAAATAGTGTGATGAAGCACCACCTTCTTTCCTAATTTGCAAAGAGGAAAATATTTTCGGGCTTTTACCCAATTGCCCTCGTATACCTTCATGTTTTCACTGTGATTAATTTTCCATTCTTCTCTAGTCATAAAATCTCCTCTTCCGTTGATCCCCATGATCCTATCAGCATCTATTCACCCCGCAAAAACATTGCCGCTGGCGGATATGATGACGCCCTTGCCCTTGGGATATGTCACCTCGTCACCTTCCCGCGCTATGGGAATACCATCCGCAAACACCGAGCCGGACGCCGAGGAAATATACCCGGTGCCGCAGTGCGGGCAGTCGTGGATGACCTCGCTGCCCAGCAGTGCAACGCCAATCCCGTTGGTTTTCACGTCCCCGCTGCCGGACACTATCACGCCCGTCACGACATGGGGGCAGCACGGAAGCCCATGATCGCAAATTCCCTTGTGCGAATGACCTATGCACGCTATGGCCGGCATATTCCCCCCCTAATTATGTTCCGTCGCTGCGCCGTTATCACGGTTCTCCCCTCCGGCAATTACCTTATGGTCGCCGCCCACCATTTTAGCTACCTTACCTTCCACAATTTCCGTCACGTTTTTACCAATAGCGGTGTCAACGTTGCCAAGTATTGTAGTGTCAACATCGCCGCCCACTTCGTTCTGTACCCATTCCTCTACTTCCATGTTCAGCGTTTTTGTTTTGATGTGGGTATGCTCTATCACCTCGATGTCCAAGTTCTTGAATTTCAGGCTGCCCTTCTGATCCACAATTAAATCCAGCGTCCCTTTGTCCGCGTCAAACCGCACGACATTTTTTCCGTCGTCGCTGACCAGCAAGATAATATTTGGGGCCCCGCACTGCGGCATTTTATTGGCGGTATAGACCTTTCCTAAAACATGGCCCTCGCTGTTTCCGTTTGACATCCGGGAAATAACGACTTGATCGCCTTCCTTCGGCGTCCAAAAACAATTCCAGCCGCCGATTGCCGGGAACAGTACCTGCAGGGGCGCGCTGACAAGCCCGTCGAGGTCATTCATGGCGACGCGGGCAGTTGCGTTTTTTACGTTGCGTTCCGTGGTCTGGCCGTGCAGGAATTTCAGGAAGCCCATATCAGTACCCCACCAAAACGCGATGGGCTTTTACCACGGTGGTATACCTGCCTTTTATCGCGCTCGTCACGTCTTCTATCGCGTACTTGCCGCTGTAGACGCCCCAGTTTGTCAGTTCAATGTTGGCACCGGATACCATTTTTACGTTGCCGACCATGGTCAGCGTACAAGTCCATTCCTTCTTGTTTCTCCGCCTGGCCTCCGCCCTTGCCTGGCGCTTCGCGTTGTCCGTCATGTCCGCTCTCACGGCCTGAAAATCCGCCGTGATATCATTGAACGGATGGAACCCTGTTTCATGCGTGCCGCCCGGGTCTCCGGAGGAATTATCAATCTCATTCCTGAAATTATCCCCGCGCAGATCGCCCGGCCTCACGTTTATTAGGGCCCGCTGTTTCGTTGCCGGGGGATTCGGCGGTTTGTATTCCTCCGACGTCACAAGCAGCCCCGACTTCGGGTCTTTGTAACTGGCAATGACACCGCAAACGGTTTCGGAGGTGTTCTGTGCGCAGGTATATTTTAATATCCGCGATCCGACTTCCGATTTATCGAACGTGTCAACGACGGGTTTTTGTTCGTATACAGATTCCTCAAACAAAACTATTTTTTCGTTCGTGACTTTTACCGATACCCCGTATTGATGGCATAGCTCCTGCAAAAACGCCATGTCCGATTTTTGTTCCTGGTCAACGCGGTCCAACTGTATTTCGCTTTCCACCTCATAAATTAGCTGTAGGCCCGCGTCACCCGCAATGTCCTGGGCCCATTCCTGCAATGTCGTGTCCTCTTTCGCCCTGGTCTTTTCTTCCCTCCTCATGTTGGTAGATACGGGAGTGGATACCGCCTTAATCGACACCGCGTCTGGCGGCCCGCTAAAATTTACCGTGTCTATTTCAAATGCCCCGCAGTCCAGCTCGCCGTGTTCGCCGTCGTAATTCCAGTTTTCAGTGATTATTTTCGCCATGAAAATGGGACCGGGGACGGCGTTGTCAATCGCCGGGGCTCCCCCTTCAGCTTCGCTCGTGCCTTTTATGTCCTCTATGAGTTTTATTTTCCCGGCTTCCCCCCTGTATTCAGGTTTTTGTTGTGTCCACGTCGCCGAGTCGGTTATGCTCTGCAAGGCCGCGGCCTGCCCCGGGGTCAGATCCGTTTCGTCAATGAGGCGTTGAAGCTCCGCCGTTGTCGTTCCTTTCGTCAACGCCGTCGCGATTTTCGAGTAGTCGGAGCTTCCCGATCCGCCACCAATGTGGGCCTGCGGGTACCAGTCGGATTGCCAGTGCCCGTCCCTGTCCTGGCAATTAAGCGTAATCCCATCGGCCTCGTCAGAGGCTTTGTCCGTATACTCAAAGTCTAGGAAGGTATTCGATACGGCTTCCGTGATGTCCTTGCCGTCATAGATAACCCCGACATAAGCCTTCCGTGGCAGCGCCATATTCTCCCCCTACCGTTTCCACGGCGGCAGCGCGGAAAGCGACGCCGGTTTTGCTTTTGGCCTGTCCGGGACATTGATTGTTGTCTGTTTTTCAAATTTCACGATGTGGCGCAGCGTTGGATTTGCGGCCAACAATAAATTAAGCAAACCCTCGTCTTTATACAGGAGATAAGAAATTTGATCCCACACATACCCTTGCGGTACCGTGTACGTTCTAGGCATACGAGTGTCTCCTTTCGTCTTCCATCATCTCCTGGACAATCTCCTGGACCTGGGTCTTTATGTCGTCGGAGGCTTGCCGCCCTGCCTGGGATATTTGCTTCACCGCCTCGCTGTCGGCGTTGCCGTTAATCGTAACGTTCTGCGTGAAATTAACGTCTATCGCAAAATTATTGTTACGCGATATTTTCTGCGCGGCCGCGGCCATGAGCGGGGATTCCGGCATGAGGCCGGGCGACTGCCTGGGCCTGAACGCCTCAGGCCTGTCCGCGATCTCCCTGGCCGCCTGGGACACCTGCGGGATGTTCAAGGCGCCCGTCGCCGTTTTCACGTTCGCCATCTGGTTAATTATTTGGGTTATCTGCGGGCTGCTCACCGCGCCTGTTGCCGTCTGTGCGTCGCCTTTCTGTAAATACCCGCCCAACTGCCCGGCCTTTTTCCAGATATCAAGGCCCTGGGATGATTTATCCAGCGGCACAACCGCCTCGGCGCCCTTCTCCGCGATCTGCGCGATGTGCGGTTGCGTGAATACCCCTCCGGCCGCATGGGCCGGTATTGCCTCCGCTTTCCCTTTCCCGAAAAGGCCGCCTATCGTGTCGCCGATCCCGCCAAAGAAATTTTTGACGGCGCCCATCTTGTCCTTGAAGAAATTTACAAAGGACTCGACTTTTTCTTTTATTGCGTCAAACACCCCCCCAAATATTCCGGCGAAACCATTGATGATACCCTTCACCGCGTCAACGGCGCTTTGGAATACGGTTTTAAAGAATGTAGCCACCTCGCCGACTATCGCTTTTACCGTCCCTATCGGGTCCGAAAATATGTTTGGTAAAATTGCAACAATATTTTTTATCGCCGTGATTCCGGCGCCAAAGACATTTTTCCAGAAGCCCATGAACGCGTCTATGATACCGCCGATAAAACCGAACACGCTTCTAAATGGTTCCGGGAGTCCGTTTATGACGTTTTTGATGAATTCGATTCCCCTTTGGAAAAACCCTTTTACGGCTGACACGACATTGTTGACGACGTTCCTGAAACCCTCAAAATTATCGTACAGGTATTTGAACACGCCCGCGAACGGGTTTATAATAAACAGGGCTATCGACTTCCAGTTGTTTTTTACCCAGTCCTGTACCCCCGTGAACGCGCCCTTCATCGCTTCCCTGGCGCCGCCGAATTTCTCCGCAAACCAGCCGCCCACGCCCGAGAACGCGCCCTGTATGCCCCCCCATGTGTTCCTGAAAAAACCCGACACATTGGCGAACGCGCCAGTGGCGGCTTCTTTGGCCGCGGTAAATTTTTCCTTGAACCAATTGCCAATCCCTGAAAATATATTCTTGATGCCTTCCCAAAGGTTTATGAAAAACGCCGATACCGTGTCCCAGTTTTTTATTATGAGGTACGCCGCCGCTATCACGGCGCCGATAGCCAGTATCACAAGCGTGATGGGCGACGTGAGGAACGCCATCGCCGCGCCGAACGCGGTAGTCGCCGCCGTCCCTATGCCGGCCACCGTGCTCCATACCCCCGTCGCAACCGACAGAGCCCCCGAAGCCACGGCCTGCGCCCCCATGCGCACGACGGCAACCAGCCCCCCGGCGTTGGCAATCGCCTGGGCCGCGTTATAGGCAACAATCGCGGCCGTGAGTGTCCCGAAAATTATGGCAACCGCCCCCAAAACTGTTTTGTGCTCTGATAGCCAGCCGACACAATCTGAAACAAGCCCGATGAAGCCGCCTATGATGCCGGCCGTGACACTTATAGCGGTCGACAGGATATTCCACGCCACGGAAAATACCGTGGTTATAATACTTGCAATACCGGAAACAACGGCCATCACCCCGTCGCCGTGTTTCTCCCACCATGCGTTTAACGCATTTATCACATTGCCGACAGTTTCCTTGATGCCGTTAAAAGCCTTGACGATTGCGGGCTTTACCTTGTCCCAGTTTTTTATGATTAAATAGGCGGCCGCGGCGATCCCGACAATTACCCCGATAATCGGCAATGCCGCGGACATCACGGGGCCGAACCCCAAGGAAAATTTTGACAGTATTATCGGCCATGCCTTCATGGTCGTGGTTATTAATTTGCCAAATGACCACGCAACCTTAAGGCCGCTTAAAAGCGTCGGGGCAACCGCGAGGCCCCCAAGTATCATTCCAAGGTTTTTCCAGCCGCCGACAAAATCCTTGACCTTGATGACCGTGTCCTTGACCCATGTCCCAAACTCCCTGGCTTTCGCGATTACCTCGGGAAGCCTTTTCACCGTGTCGCCTAACCATGTGCCAAAGGTTTTTCCCAGTTCCTGTATTGCCGGCATATTTGCGGACACGGCATCGGTCAAAATTTTGAACGCCTCGGTGAGGGGCCCGATTGCCCCCGTGATAAACTGGTTTTTCAGGCCGTTCACCGACGCGAACAAATCGGCCTGCGCGTTTTTATACGTCGCCGATTGTTGTACGACGTCATCCGAAAGGACAATCCCCAGGCTTTGAGCCTTTTTCATCAGGTCGGTAATGCTTTCGCTTCCCTGCGACAGCGCCGCGGCCATCTGCGGCCCCGCCTGTTTCCCGAACAGCACGATGCTTGCCTGGGTCCTCGCCGCGTCGCTCGGCAATGATTTTAGGTAATCGGACAGCCGCATCAGCGCGTCTTCCGGCTTCATCCCGGCCAGCTTTGACGCGGATAAGCCGATGGACTCTAATTGTCTGCGGGCGGCCGCGTTGCCGGCTGCCCCCAGTTTTATGGTCTGAGACATTTTTTTCAGGGCCGTGTCAAATTCCTCCGCGCTCACGGAGGATTGCCCCATTGCATACTGGAGCCCCTGGTACGCTTCCGTCCCTATGCCGATGGCCGCCGCCGTCTTTGCTACCTCCGCCCCCGTGTTGGCAACGGAATTGGCCATGCCGACTATTGCGGCGCCGACCGCGGCGGTCCCGCCGACAACCCCGGCGACAAGCTTTGTGGCGTTTTGGGTAAAGCCTTTCCAGTCGGTGCCAAGCTGCTTCGCCGCGGCCTGGACATTCTCGATCTGTTTTTTTACCGTTTTGAGGGCTTCAGTCGCGCCCTTGTCCTTTCCGGCAATCTCCAATGCGAGGTCCCACACGGTACGTTTAGCCATCAGACAACCTCTCTTTTCTTACCGCGTCGTGCTCGACTTTCGGAAAACCATTTTCTCTTCTCTAGCCCTTCAGGACTGGAGTAATATTTTTTTAGCGCCTCTGACCTTTTCTTTTTTGTTTCGTCAGTTTGAATTACACCTTTTTGAGAAGGTGGTTTCTGGCCTTTATGGGCCTCGGACATACGCTTTAATTCTTCTTCAGTGAAAACATGCCCGGTATGTCCATGCTCAAACACAGGTATTTTTTCCCGATATTCAGGATCAAGCCACCTCTCCTTCATAGAACGCGACATTTTTTGTAACGCTTCTTCCATTGGAGGTGGCCGTTTTTTTGCCGATTCAGACATTTTACTTCTGGTCTCAGTCGTATGATGTTTACCGCGCCTATTGCCAAGAAATTTCTGCAAGTTTTCTTCGGATTGATAACAGGTATTATGCAAATGAGTATGGCACCAAGTAAACATAGGAACCAACTCGTCTACATTCCATTCTTCGTAGTTGGTACAAAATGGGTTCTCATGGTGTAGAACAACAATTTTTCCATGTTTACATAGAGGAAAATGTTTGCGCGCTTTATTATACCTGCTCCAATTCTTTTCTTCTTTCGGAGCATTCACCCATTCCTTCCTTGTCACGCTCTCACTGCCCCTTGTTTGCCTGCTTTACCATTTCCGTGATTTTTCCCTCATAGATGAAAAACAGGGATAATGGCAAATTCAAAAAAAACTCGATAGACGTGTTGCTCACCATCGCAAGCCCGATTGCTGTATCAAGGATATAGTCGCCCGGGCTTGCGTAATCGAATACTGACGGTTCTACTTGTTGCTTCCCGGCTTCTCCGCTGTCGCTGTCGCTTGCGCCTGCGCTGCCGGGTCGGTAGGGTTGGTAGAATCCCACTCGTCCGGAGCCGATAACTGGTCACAGAATTTCTGCGGGTCGGTCTTGTTAACCCATGCCCCCACGGTTTGCCATACGCGATCAAAATCGTCCCCATTCAGTTTGAGCAACGCCCTGTACGGCACGCCGGAAATGCTCGCCGCGAGGTTGGAGCAGTATGAGGCATTTGTCCCCTTGAGCGCCGATGTCAGGCTCGCGCTGCTTGCCTGTTCCGCATCGACTATCATGGCGCCGGTCACTTTGGAGAAATCCAAATCCACGGTCGTAATTGTCCTGTCTTCCCATTTCAGCGGCGCCGACAGTTTTACTTTCACAGTCCCCTTATACATTTTCATTCCCCCTTGTTAAGCCAGGATGTTTTGCCGGGTTTCTTCCAGCAAATCCTTGCCGTTGACGGTGTAGATTAACTTGAACGGGTCCCACTCAAGGATGTCCTCCCCGTCCTGCCAGTGGTGCATATAGACAACCTGCATTTCGAGTGACGCTTCGCTCGTCGCGGCCTGCTCCACTTTGCCGGGATCGGACTTGCTTAGTATCGCTTTTATCACCCAGCGGTTGGGGACTTTTTCGGGGTTGTGGGTATCCTTGTTGACCACGATAATCTCGTTCCGCAGGTCCAGCGTCCGTACCGTGCCAAGCTCCATGTACTTTGTTAAAGCGCCGTAAATTACCGGGACCGCAAGGCTCGCCTGCTGAGGGGTCATGCTGCCCGGGACAGGTATATTTACTTCGCCTGCCATGCCGGCGCCCTTGAAAGGGTTTGACGCCAACGCGAGGGCCGGAAGCTGAGCCGTTACCGTGCCTTCTAACGCCTCCGCTGTCTCATTGTCATAAACGTTATACACATTGTTTTGTGTTGCTACGCCACTGCGCATATTATTCCTCCTTGTTAAAACAGAGCCTTAAGCAGCTCGGGGTCATACATAAAGTCAAAGGTTATGGCTTTAGCCGCATTGGGCGGGGTCAGGTGAACGCGGAAATAAAGCTTGCCGCTCATGATCCCCTGGTTGTTGTTGTCGGCCCGGAGGAATTCCACATAACCGCCGATTATCGCCTGACGGGCTTTCAGCGAATTCAGGTACTCGTTCCCCGTGAGCAACGCCTTGTCTATCAGCAGCCGGCGAATGGGTTTGTCCACTTCCTGCCGGAAGGTGCGGTTAACCACGTTCTCGACATAACAGAACATCCGGCGAACGCTGCGCTCGTAGTCCTTGATATCGGTATTGCCCGGGAAGGCCGAGGTCTCGACGCCCCATGCCCTCCAGCCGTCGAAATTGATGAACGTGCCAATGCCGTTCTCATTCAAATAATTGGCCTGGGCATCGTCCAGCATCGGGATTGTGTTGCCGTCCTCGTCGCACATCCCGGTCATCGACAGGGTTTTGTTCGAGGCCTGCTCAAACGGGATGCCGTCATTTTTGGCGTCCACCATCCCGTACATGCCGGCAAGTATCGTTGACGCGTGGAATACCAAATCGCCGACAGCGACGCACGGCCAATCGACAAACATATAGGGGTCGACATACCCGTTGAGGTTTTTCCATTCCGGCAGGTTGCGGTAGTTGGCGCAAGGGCCCGTCGTGGGCAAATCGCACAGGGCGATCCCGGTGAAATTGTACCCGAGCTTTTTTACCTTCGCCTTGAGCAGCGCCGCGATTTTCGGGATATGGCTCCAGCCGGGGGAAAGGCAAAAACACGGGATCTTCCTGAATTTCAGGAACACCTCAGTGATCAGCTCTATGCCCGTGCGGGCATTTGTCGGGCTGACGCCGCCAGCGATAGTGTTGTCCGTCACGACGGACGGATCGGCCACCTTGTACGTCACGCTGAGGGATGTCGCAGTGTCCGGTATGGCGCCGCCCTCGATTACCGTTATGAGCAAGTTTTCGTCGTCGTCGTAGTGCAGGGAATAATCCTCGCCGCGGACATAAAATCCGCTGTTCGGGTTAACCACTTTTACGGTGCTGATCATTGCCATCGGGTCCTCGATGGTTGCGACGCCATTGATGATTGACAAGTCCGGTTCCGCGAAGTCCTGGGCGCCCTGCATCGGGTCCCAGACGTTAATCATCACAAGCGGGGAAATCGCAAAAAGCCTGAACTGCGAATAAAGCATTTCCGACAAATTGAAGTGTTTCCAGTCATACGAAAACCCCATGTCTGCGACGCCCTCGCCATAACTGAAAACCAGCGACGGCCTGTTTACCGCCACCGATGGGTCCTCAAGTTTGTGGACCGGAGCTATGCCTACCGCAACCGGCAAGGCAGAATCCGCCTGTACGGGTACCAATAACGGCGTTTCGGTTTCTAAAATTTTTACACCGTGGTCATATGCCATAGTTTGCCTCCTAAGCTAAACTTTCAAATGTCTCTTCATTCCCGGGCGATTCTCCAAAGCCGGGATCATTCTTTCCGTCCATGACAGGAGACTCGACGGCGGGCGGGGTGCCCTTCCATGTCGTGCGCAACATTGCCGTGTAATACGGGGGTTCCCTGCCGTTCAATGGCGTCCATTCAATCGGCGCCACAAGCTGATACCCGCCGACTATCGTGTTCTCCAGCAAATCCTGTAGAACGCGCCAGAGCATCGAGACGGGTATCCGCCAGCCCTGGTTATCAGGGTCGTCCCGATAGCCGCCGAAATATGTTTCCGTGGTTATGTCGGAGCCCTGCGCTACAATGGACAAATCGCTGATAACCCCGCCCGTGCATATCACCTGGACCACAGGGAAATCTTTCGTCTTGTCCCTTTCTTCCGATTCGGTGGTACTGACAGGCATATACTGGGCGTGGACATGCGGCGTATGAATCGGCTCGTCCTCAAATTCGCCTTCCTGCCAGAACGACTTCAAAACGTTTGCAAAACGTTTGCAGAGCGCGTCGACAAACCCGGGCGGGCTTCTATCCAAAAGATCAACCATACATCAGCCTCTCCAGTTCATGGATTACGCGCTTCTCAAACGTCCCCATCGCCTTTTCCCTCACGGGTTCATTAACCTTCTCATTGGCCTTAAACATCCCAGGTGTGGACGGGCTGAATTTCTCCTCAATGTGGATTTTTTCCGTATTGGCTACCCATTTCCCATTGCGCTTAATACGGTCAGGTATCGTCTTATTCCCTTGGGTGTCATAATCTCCCCGCTTCTCGTCCTCCCGTTCAAAAACTCCGACGTGGCCGCTTTTCATTTTTGCGACGAACGCCTTTCCCAGTTCTGCGCCGCTCCCGCTTTTTTTTACCTGCGCCCGCACCGGCCCCTTCGCGGGCGGCATGACCTCATTCGGGGTAACGCCCGAAAACTTTGACATAGGGAACGGGCTGGAGGATATGTTCATCACTGCCCCGATTTCTCCATTGCCCAGGTTCCGGGTGCTTATTGTCCCCCGCAGCTCCGACGCCGGCAGCGTGTATTCGCCGCCTATCAGCCTTACCGTTTCGGTTTTCGCGGAATCGGCGGCGCGTTTCGCCGCCCGGTTTATTGCCTTGTCAATCTCCGCCTTGCTGGCCAATAGCTCGACCCTGCTCATTACGGATTCAAAATTTGCCCTGTTGAACTCAATGTTAAGGTCAATCATTTGGTGTTCTTTCCAATCCTCAAGATATACACGCCCGATTCGGACAGGGCGTGACGCACATACCATTTCTTGCCGGCTTTATTAAGCTGGTCTCCCGGCTGGGGAAGGCGGTTCAAATCCTTTGCGCGGACAAGAATCAATTCCTCCCCCTGGGCCAGGCCCATCGCATACACCTCGGATTTCCCGTTCAGCATTTCCTCGTCGTTGATGAGGGGAACAGGCTTGCCGTCAATGATTACCTCTTCCGCGAATTCGTCTTTCCTGAAAAAGGTTTTGTCAATGTCGATCTCTGCCTGTTCCTTGAAATTACTCACTTCTGCTTCCCTTTAGCCTAGCTTGCGACTCTGAGCATAGTTCGCCTTGTTTCGTACTCTCATCTTCGCCAATCTTTTTTCTCGATGCTCTGGGCTTTCATTCAAAAGCCGTTGTTTTTTTTGCTCACAAAGATACTCCCTGTTTTTTGCATATCGCTGTCGCTGATGAGCCAATCTTTTCTCACGTTCTTCGGTAGTTTCAGATAATCTTTTTTTTCTCTTCCACTCAGTTGACCTTTTACGGCAAGCTGTAAGATTCTCCTCTCGATATCTGTGTGCCGCTTTATTCTCTCGGGATAACCTGATTAAGCGCTCTTCCGGTGTTTCTGTAGCATATATTCGGGCTCTGCGTTTCATGGTTTTTTCAACATCTGCTGCAAGCCTTATTTCACGCTGTTCAGAAGTTTCTAAATCCCGAAGGGTTTTGACTCTAACGATGTGATATAGAGGGTCATCATAACAGACACCATACTTACCTGTACCTTTGTGAAGTGAAGCATGGAATAATCTATGATCATCAGCAAACATAGGAATAACGGGGTTCCACTCTTCATAATTCTCACAACCAAGAATTACATGGTGCAATAGAATCGTCATACCGGGCCGCGTCAGCCTCATTATCTCAATAAGACAACGATAGGACTGCCAAGCATTATTATAGTTTTCTTCATACAATTTTCTGAATGAGGAATCTATTTTTATTGCTCTTCGACAGTCCCTGATATTCACGCTGTTTTGGTTTCCTCGATCTTTTTCCGCAATTCCGCAATGGTCATGCTTTCGTTAACGTCGGTGATTCCGCGTTCGGCGGCAGTGGCAAGCAGATCCGCTTTCATTGCCTTTTCCTGCGCTTCCTTGATCTCCTGCCTCAGCTCGGCCGGCGTCACGCCTTCTTTTACCTCGATCCCCAGCTCGGCGGCCCTCGTGAACAATTCCGCCTTGTTCATTTGATCAACGTTTTTCGCAGGCTTGGGTTTCGTCGGCTTGTCTTTCGGCGCCGTGCTTGCCGTGACCGGGCTGTCCTCATTGCCGACCTCGTCCAGCCATTGTTCCTTGAGGCCCTGCTTAATCTCGTCCGGGGTCAGGCCCTCGATGATTGAGCCCCTTATGTATTTCTTGCCGTCTTTTTTGACGTTGCATCTTGTCACGTACTTAAGTGCCATCTTTTTCCTCCTACCTTACGGTGGCGACGAGCCACGAATTGAGATTCCCGGGGACGGGGACGCACCGGGACGTCACAAGGATTTCCCTTGTGGCCGCCCTGTCGTCATGCCAAACTTCCTTAATGAACTCGCCGGACACGGTTTTGAATTCGCCGTCCTCCATGTAGTCGATGCTGCCGTAGGCAAAATGGTTCCGTTTCGATTCCTGCGTTATCAAAATGATGGTATTGTCCGGCAGGTGGCGTTCCATCTGTCCCGTCTCTTCGTTGAAGTATTTGCTGCGCTGCACGAAGATGTTCACGAAGGGATCTTTCATCGTTGCCATGAACGCGGCGTTCCCGTATTCCGCGGCCTTCTCGGGGGCAAACAGGCCTTTCTCGACGCGCTGGTTGTCAAGCTGTTTAAGCCATTTGTCGTTTTCCTCGATGATGTCCCAGGATTTGTGATCCATGAAAACTTCAACCACGGAATACCCGTAATCTTCCAGAAGCTCATTCCATTCGCGGATGTCCTTGATGGGATCTACCCCAACCTCTCCCCATCTGTCCGATCCCAAAAGCTGGAATTTATGGGGAAGGCTGTAATCGATTATCCGGTCAACGCCGTATCCCCTGACCCTGATGAGGCCCTTAAAGAGGAATTCGCAGACCGCTTTTTCACGCAGTTCCGCCACGGCCTCAATGCACTCGATGTCGTCTTCCGCCTCGAGCTTCCCTGCGCGTTCCTGTGCCGTTTTGAAAGCACTGGGGGACATTGCGCCATACGGCTCGCCCGGCTGCCTGTCTTTCAGGTCATGGAGACCAAGCAGTTTACGGTGCTGGTAGAGCGGTGTCTCAATCTGCGCGGTTTTGAACCTGGAGCGTTCCGTTGGGGGGACAGTCAGGCCTTCCCCGACGTAATGCGCCATGGGGTTACCCTTCGTAAAATAGTCCCATTCCACAAAACGCGTCGGCAGGAAATCATTGGGCCCGTTCATCATGTACGAGCTCCAAAATCGCGATTTTGGTAGTATGGTTTCGACAGGCGCAATCTGCGTCCTTTGCATCCCATTACTGGTGTTTGTATTTACCTCAGCCATTTAGCTTTTCCTCCTTAATCCAGCGGGTATGTATCCGCATGCGGATATTTATAGTTGGCTCTAATAACAATGAACTTGCCCGCGGCTTCCATGATGGCTGATTGGGTAAGATCATTCCCGAGCGCCTCTTCGACTGTGTTCAAGTTAAACTCGCCGCTAGTTCCCAACACCGCGTTCGCGGCCTCTTCGGTTTCAGCCGTGTCGATGTCGTAAATCAAAATACCCCTGATGATTTCACCCGGTTCCCAGACAGTGAACGTCTCGCCGTCATCGCTTGTCAGCGGTGTGCCGCGCTTCATAATTCCGGTCCCGCTGACGGTTACCGTCCACGCATTACGCGGAATCAAAGTCCCGTTATACAAATCATCAACTTTGGATTGCGCCGTTACAGGTTTGAATAAATTACGCATTAGTGGTGACTCCTCTTTGTTTGTTATATTCAGCTATGCGCTGGTCATAGGCTGATTCCTTCACGCTTTTCGGGGCGGCGGCGTGTTGCGGCGTCCGCATGTTGTTCACCCCGCTTGCCAGTAAATCCTTCCCCAAAGCGGCCAAATACTGGGCGGCCCCGTTGCCGGCCGGGTTCTGGGACAACGTCGTGATGACGTTCTGGCTCATTGCCTCTGCCGACGCGCCGCTTTTTTTTGCCGCAAGTATCATGTCTTTGCTCGCGGGCGATGCCGCCAGTAATTTGTCCAGCGCAAGCATACGGCTCCGCTCTGCCCGGACTCCCATTTGGTATGCGGCCTGCGCGGATACCCCGACAGGAATGGACGTTGAGGCGGGCGCCGCAAAGGGCTCGATGAATTGCGTTCCGCAACCAGGGCACGTCAACAGATAGCCCTCAGTCCCGGCGCCGTCATCCCCAGTTTCCGCCGTCATGGTGTCATACTGGACTTGCGCGTTACAGGCCGGGCAGATTGCCTGTGCCAATTCCGCTTTCGGCTTTGCCGGCATTCCTGCAACCGGGATACGGGCGGCTATAACGCGGTTGGGCGGAACGCGCGCGGCCACGGCGGGCGCCGGGGCAGGGGCAGGCGCGGCCGGGGCAGCGGGCTCGCCACTTGCCGGGGCGGCCGGAGCGGCGGCGCCAGTCCCAAGCGGCACGGCCGGGGCTATATCCTGACCTTCATCGCCATCGGCGTTCACTTCAGTGTCCCAGACAAAACCTTCGCCGCAATGCGGGCACTTTATGTTAAAAAGTGACGCGCCGATATTGCTCGGTATTTTTATGGCCAAGCTCGCAGCAACAGGGGCCGGCGCAGGCGCCGCGGCCTGGCCTTCTTTCGGTTGTGCCTGTTGTTCCCCGCCCGCGAACACTTCCCCGGTATCAGGGTTTAGGTTTACGGGCTTACCGCAACTCGGACATACCATTTCCACAAACGTTATTTCCGCTTTCGGTACAACGATTTTGGCAGCCGGTTTAGGTTTCCGATTGAAAATTCCCATAGGGTTTCCTCCCATCTTGGTATTTATGATGCTGGCAGTTTTCTCGGCTGCCTTATCAAACTTGGATAAATCGATCCTGTGTCCCTTGAAGTTGTAAATTGCCGGCGCGATCTTCGCCGCGGCTTCCAGCGGTTTCTTTGCCTCGGGCGTATAGGCATCGGCCAAACCAAAAGCGATTGACTCAGACGCGGTCAGCCAGGTGCCCGATCCCGTCTCCCCGTCCATGAGCGCGATAACTTCCGCTTCCGTCTTTCCGCTTTTTTTCATGTACGCCGTTATCATTGGCTCCCGGATTTTGTCCAAATCGTCAGCCAGCTCACGCGCGTCTTTCGCGTTCAGGCCCTCAAGGAAAATCAACTGGTACGGGTTATGCACCATGAGCATGGAGGTCTCGTCCATGAAAACCGTGTCGCCGGCGCAAAGGACCAAAGTCGCCGCCGACGCCGCTATGCCGTCGATATACACGCTGACCGTTTCCGGGCGCCGGTTCAGCTCGGCTAATATGGCAAGCGCGGCAAACGGATCGCCCCCGGGGGAAAATATGTGGACCTCGATCTCGCTCACTTTGCCAAGCGCGTTCAAGTCCGTAATAAACTGGGAAGGGGTTTTTTCGTCCCCCCAAAATTCCACGGCGCTTATTTCCCCGTAAATGTCCACGCGCCCAACGGCGCTTCCGTTCTCCGCGCGTATTCTGCTGACAGAAAAAAACTTTGCCATTTATACAGTCCCCCCCTGCTGCTGTTGGACACCGCCTGAGTTTTCTATTGCGGCTTTTGATTGGGTCATCCCCTCGGCGGCGGCGGCCGATATCCCTGCGGCTTTGGCCGCCGCGATCTCGCGCCCGCGCTCCTCGATGTTTTCGTAATAGTTCCCGCCAGTCAGCTCGCTTGTCGCCTCGCTTGCCGTCGCGAAGCCGAGCTTTATAAGGTTCTCGTAATTGTTGGCGCCCTTGCCGAGATCGATTTGCAGGCCGCCGGGACCGGACCACTTTGCCCTGTTCAGCGCCTTCCGCGTGAACGGGTCGTCGAAATATCCCCTAACGGATATCAGGCCGCGGGCAACAACCTCGTCAACCAAAAACTCATAGACCGGCTTGCCAACGTCATTTACCAGCCCGGCCTGGGTTACCCTGTCGCCCCTTCGCGCCACGTTCACGGCAGCCTGGCTTGCGGTGAACGACGCCTGATAATTCTGTACCAGCGTCTCATACGGGCGGTTAACTGCGGGCCCCATCATTTTTATTGAGTTCTCTATGAATGACCCATAATTGGATGACGGATGGCTGGATTCCACGGGGGTGACTTTTTCCCCGGGGTTTAAGAATTGCACAATCCCGTTGCCGAGCCTCAGCAGGGGTTCCTCATTCCCTTTCCGCCCTTTTTTTTCGTCCATGCCGTCCATGACCTTCATTTCCCCAACCAGGCCGTCAGGGTTTTCCGACGTTATGACCAGCGTAAAGATTGCCTGGATTTGCGCGGCTATCGCCTCGGCTTTGATGTATCTGTCAAGCGTAAGGGCAAGCTCGATTATCGGGGCGATCAACGGTATCCCCCTGCGTTGCCCCGGGCGCTTCGAGTCCATCAGGTGCAACACATTTGGCAGCCCCGTCTCTTCCCCGTATGCCGGAATAAAATTCCATTTTGGTTTTGTAAAAGAATTGTAGTTATAGTGGGAACGGCGGCGGATCGCCAACGGGTGGCCGGTATAAAACCAATACCCGACTACCTCGCCGTATTCATTTATTTCCACGCCGCCGAAAATGTCATTTCCTAATTTCTCATGCTCGAATTTTTCTATGCCGTCCGGATCGCCCACGCAGTCCGCCTCAATCACCTGTATCTTCAGGGCGAACGGATCGCCGCGGCGCTCAAAGCGCGGCATCGTCACAAAGCAGTCCCCCGATTCTGCCTGGGACCGGCACAGGAGCCTTGTCAGCTCATAGAAATTGTCGCGGCGGTACACGTCGCAGTTTCCACAAACAAACGCAATGCCATTACGCCTTACGATGAGAGTCCCATTAGGGACAGTGGCGCAATATACCATGCCGTTATAATGGACAGGCTTAGCAAGGCTACCCCTTTTCCCTATTCCACCTTCGATTGATGCCCTTATATTGTTGGATGATGAGACTATGAACCCAACACGGGAATCATTATAAGTTTTCCCTCTTATTCGACATGGAAGAGGCGGTCGAACTGTTACCCTTGCCGTAAGACCTGTCTTTATAAATAGCTCTTGTATGTCATCTGCCAGTAATTTGCTTGTCGTATAATAAGTCTTGCTTGATCTGTATTTTTTATTTCCCCTCGTGTCCCTAGAATGTCCATCTCCTAAGATCACAGCCGCCAGAAATTTTTCGATAACTGATTTACTGGAATCCTTGATAATTTGTGGAACTATTTTGTTGAAACACCCGTCGCCACATGTTGATAATGCCTCGTACAATTGCTTGCTTGTGATTACAAAACACCTGGCTCCTTCATGGAACTTCCAGGGTAATTTTTTTAGTATTTCCCTTATTAAATCGCTTTTCCATCCCTTGCTTTGATAGATAATAATACATCTACCGATGGATTTTCCTCGCTTATTCTCGCATCGACACCCTTCTGATACATACCACCCAAGAAATTCCGCCCAATCTCCAATATCAATGTTGCGTTCTGGCTCAATAATCTCCCCATTGGATTTATAACTGGCTGGAATAACGACATCCCTATCCTCGCCATCCCAAGAACACCCGCGCTTAATCTGATGCCTTGTGGTCAAATCCTTCGCATAAGCAATGACAGGGGTATTATCAACATACTCTTTTCTTTTTTTCCCGTCCCATTTTCGTTCATATGTGACCATCCTATGGTCAGGGGTTACCAAAATATCAATTCTCTGCCCTTTTATCTGAACCATTTCGCCGACATATTCTTTGCTTATGAGGTGAGTAGGTTTCTGGTACTCCAATAAATCAGTCTCAAGGTTTACGGTTGCCAGTAATTCGTCCCCTTCCAATTCCGCAAACAACTGCCAACCGTCTTTTGTCAGAACTTCCGTCTCGCTATCAAAGCAATTTGGCGACTCGGCAAAGGCTTCCCATAACCGCAGCATTGTCTTCTTGAATTTCTTTACGTCTTCGGGGGTCATGCCGAGGTATTCGGCGTCGGGGGTCGGCTCGGGCTTCAGTCCCTCGCCCACGACATTGTTTTCGAGGGTGTTATACAGCCCCGCGATAATTGGCGCCTCCATTGTCAACTGGCGGCTTCTCTGGCGTATAACTGGCAGGTTGGCAACGATGTCGTCATCCGGCGCCCCGCCGTGCCATTCCCAGCCCTTAAAGACGGGCTTCATCAGCGACGCGGCCGCGTTCGAGTATCCGGAGGCCAGTATTTTGTTACGCTGGACGTTCGTGGGGTAAGGCTTCCCGTACTCGTCCAGAATAACGACCTTGTTCATTTTTCCCTTTCTCTCCCGAGTGCCCGGAAAGCCAAAAAAAAAGGCCCGCAGGGGCTGGGAGAGAAGATAGCTCTCTCGCAGTCTCTACGGGCCTTCGGTTTTCCGATTAGCCAATATAGGTATGTCTAAATAAAAGTTTATCCCCTCACGGGGATTTAATCAAGTGTTTTTTTAATCTACCGGCACAACCCGGAGGACCCGGCCGCCGCCGCCCTCCAATGATCGTATTTCCTCTTCCAGTTCCTTTTTCATGTCTCGCAGCGTTTTCAGATCCGCCCTCTCCAGGCTTCGGGTACCAATCTTGTACGACTGTGAACCGCTCAGGACCGCGGATATGGCGGCCTTGACCTCCGCAAGTTCCGCCTCTTTCTCGGCAAGCAGTTCAGCTTTCTTTTTCGCCATGGACACATTATAAAGCACAACCCGCAATATTTGGCAATAGTTTTCACAAAAGAATTTCGTCGTCCAATGCGCGCTCGTTCCTGCTTGGCTGTTTATTTTTCTTCCCGGCCGCGGGGGATTTATCATCTTTGACGGCCCAGGGTCTTTGTTTGTATATTAGATATAGCATTTGCTCATCATTTGTCCACAAGATACGCAGCGCGGCACGGGCATAAACCCGGCAGTCCAAACCTTCATTGCGGGCGCCCGCTACCTTTTTTTCCCAATCGTAAACAACATGGCCCCTCTTGTTTTCCTTTTTCACCCTGTGTTCGGCGGTCAACATCTCAAAATAAACCGCGTTATAACCATTGGCTGAAATATCGTCTTCCGGGTTCTCAGGGTTTATTTCCTTTGGAAAATGGCAGTACCCATCACTGGGGGTTTCAGCTTTTAACCATGTCAACAGTTCCGTCTTGATTCCGTCAACGCCCACAAGAATGAGGTGCTCTTCCCTTTTTTTTTGTGATGGTCTAGTTAAGTCAACTTTTTCCCCCGGTATCCCCATCACCGGGAAAACGCCCCGCATTTGCCTGGCCCTACAATAATTGTATACCTGTCTCGTTCTGTGGCCGCCTATGTCCACCGCAGCCCTACTGATTTGTAACCGCTTCCCATTTGCGTATGACCATGCACGCGCCAACAATCCGTCTAACTGATTCCAGACTTCCCCCAACTGTGGATTGCCCCACAGCTCTCCGTACTCGATTCCCCATGACTCATGGCCTAGCCCCCAGCCCACTACCTCATAGGCAAGCCGATCATCCTGGGTATCGACTCCCATTGTCAAAACGCATACGCCGTCAGGGAGATCCGCCTTTGCGCCGTCAGGGAGATACGCGTTATAAACCTCGCGCCGTTTCTCAAGGACATGCCTTTCAACTACCTGGCCCCTAAGCCGCCATGTTTCGGCTAGGGCCGTATTGATAAAAGTTTTTAGTAAAGTATAATTGCCCTTTTCCGCTAGCCGGTTCGCTTCTACCCAATTAGCTATCAAGGCGTCCCAATCTATTTGTGAGTCAAGCCCGTTCACGTGGAACCCCCTTGTATCGTGTCCCGGATTTTCCGCAACCCATTTCCCGCCACCTTCCAGCCATTCCTTTTTTGAAAACAACTCATTACAATATGGGCAGGACATTTTCACCGTTTCAAAGTTTAATCGCGGCCATAAAAATTGAGACCATTCCCCGCACTTCGGGCATTTGTGCATCCAGCGTTCCCGTGTGGAGTTTTTATAAGCCGCCTCTATTTTGCTTTTGTCCTGTATTGTTGGTGTGGAGGTCAACACTATTTTCCTGTTCGGGAATGCGTTTGTCCGCGCGATAGCCAACGCCACGGGATCGCCCTGGCCTTCCAGATCGTCCGGCGCTTCGTCAACCTCATCGAATAGCAGTACGCGTATCGGCCTCGATTTCAGGGAGGCCGCACTGTTGGCGCCGGACATAACGATATATCCGCCCCAAAATGATTTTTCCAGTATTTTATTTTCAGTGCTTCTTGTTTTTTCTATCGCCACTTTGTTTCGCAAGCATGGGGTATCCCTGAGCATTGGGGTCAACCGCTTCCCGGAGAACGTGCTTGCCAGCGCCACTGTAGGCTGTACTACCATAATGGGGCATGGGTCATACGTTATAAAATACCCAATCGGATTGAGGACCGCGGCGTTTGTTTTCCCCATCTGGACACCGCACATTACAACTATTTTTTCGGTTTTTTGATCACTGATCGCGTCCATTATGCCGTCGAGGTACGGAACCGCATCAGAATACCACGGTCCCGGCGCGGCTGCTTCCTCACCGGATACAATGCGTTCCTCTCGCGCCCAGTCTTTAATTGTTTTTTTCGGAGGCGGTCTTAAAATTATTTTTAGACGATTACATAGAGTTTTGGTATTGGGAGGTATTTTCACTGCTTTACTCTCCCGTGGCTTATTTCTCTTTTGCGATTAGTTCATCCAGGTCCAAATCGACGACCTCATTCATGGCCCGGCGTATCCTCTCGTCTATTATCTCCGCTATTTCACTTGCATCCGTCAGGTCTTTTATTATTGGGGCAACGCCCAAAGGGATTGCCAACAGGTTTATCCGCAGCCGGGATAATAATAAGCCCATTACCTTTTCAATGTCCTCACTCCTGTGCAGCTCCCCCTTCAGCTCCGCCAGCTTCAGCGCCTCCAGCTCGCGCTTTATCCCCTCGCGGCTGAGTTTTTCCTTCGCCATTTCCTCCGAATCTAGAGATCTGCGACTTTTCAGCTTTTCCCAGGCATAAGAAAATAAAGCTGCAAGACACTTCGGATAATCATAAAGACTTTCTTTGCCTTTACTTTTTGTCTCAGGTTCTATTATACCTTGTTGTTGCACATTTCGTAATGTTCTGATTTCAATATGGGTCTTCTTTGATAATTCGGCAATAGTAATAAGGTTTTTCTCAGGGATTTTTTCTTTTGTTCTAACCGTTTTAATCTTCTTTTTTGAGACTTTGCCCTCTGGGGGTTTTTTTATCTTTTGTTTTTCTTGTTTCTTCATCCTATCCTCCAAAGTACCTGTGTAACATCTCAAAAAAAAATCTCGTGACTAGCGGGGCTTTGGGGTCGGCAGCACCCGCATTAGATTTTTCCTCTGAAAGAACCTACCAAAAAATTCTTTCTCGGGTTACCAGTGTCCCATCTTGTTTACGTTTCTTTTTGCTAAACTAATCTGAATTGGACAGATATTCGTACAGCACTCAAACGGACAGCCATCGCACTTCTTGAACGTGTTATCATTCTCCCCCGTGCTTTCTTTGCCCGTGTAACCTTCAGCTTTGTCTCCAGTCATCCCGCCTGTCCTTCCTCTCCTGCCTTCTTTTCTTCTTCTGGATCCTCCTCGTACACTGGCATTATCTCCTTCCTATGCGCTTCATACAGGGCCTCTGCTTCGGAACGCTCCAGCCCGGCATTCACCAGGTCGTTGATTACATCCTCTTTTGTGCTATAAAGGCTAGCACGCCCTACCGCCTCTGCCATTGTGAACATATTGCACTGCTCGGCGGGGACATAGTTTTCGCGCCCGTATTCCTCAAGCCGCCATTCCTCATAGTCGACCTTGTCCATGAACACGGTGATAAACCCGTCCGCTATGCCGGAATAACAGGCCCATTTGCCGTTGTGCTCGACGTTAAACCTTGGCATTTCTTTCTTTTCTCCTTCGTTTTGCCGTCATTATTCGATTAACTTCCAAAAAAGATACACCCCGACGCACAGGGACACGAGTACCAGAAGGAAAGGCCATGCTTTCAGGAAGATCTGGATATCGAGGTCAATCCGCTGTTTCATCAGCTCAATTAGGGTCATCTTGGCCTGCCTTCATCTGCAACTTCTTCAATAACTGCCGCCCTGCCTCAGCCAACCCGCTTGTTTCTCTGTATCGCTCTAATTCTTCCTGGGTCATTTCAAGAGGTGCTATTTCCCGTATTACTGCCGGCCGCTGGGCTTCCCACATTGTTTCCAGATCCTTCAATGCCGCCATCATGGGTGTTCCTGTATCCAACGGACGGGAACGGGGGCGGATTTCCTGCCATATGTCGGGGGACAGTTTCTCTTCGACATGGAATTCAGGGATGTCTTTCATTGCCTTCCCCTGCCTTCATCTGCAACGTCCTCAATGTCCTCGCCATATGCTCGCTAGGGGACGGACGTATCGCCATTGTAGGCTGATTAACCCTCAGTTGCATGGGCGCAAGCATTTTATATACCCTGTCCATATCCCGATTATAGGCATTGCGGGCGTCCGTGGGTTTCATGCCGTACCGATGGATCAAGTCCTCATAATCGGCCCACAGCTCCTCGGCTTTCTCTTTCAGTTGCCAGCCTATGTAGTCGAAATCGGGGCTGTTCCCCATTATCAATTCCATACCTTGTACTCACCCGCGCCGCTTACCTCGTTCCATCCGCTTTCATAGCCGCGAATCAGCACAAGGCGGTCCTGCGGCAGTTTGGTCAATTCCTCAAGCAGCTCCCTTACAAGCATACCACTAGCCCTCACTCCATGAAATGTAACAATCGCATATCGCATCTGACGAGGTTTTTACACTGTCACCCATAACCATGGCGACTTTACAATCACCAACAAGGATTTTCCGCTTTTCTGGGCCTATTATCAATTCAGAGCCCGCAACTGGTACTTCTATTTCTTTCTCAAAAATGAACATCTGGCATATTCGACAACATGGAGCCACGCGGACATTATGTTTTTTTTTGAATTCACTCTTTTCACAACTCATAATCCATCACCACCTTAACCTATGGCCCCTCACCGTTCTCACCGTTGCCGAATCTGGACCCAATGGCGGTACCCACGTTGGGTGTATCTCGGCCTCAATGCACCCTTTATAACGTAAATAGTCGTCGCCGTCCGTTCTTGTGATGTTGACATCAAAGCGCCCGCACCTTGAGGTATGCCTTATTACATCGTCGCACTTGCCGCACGTCTTGTCATTGCAGTTTATGGCAACCGGAAACAAGATCGCTTTCATAATTGCCCTTCCCCCCAGCCGGCTACCTCATAGACGTAGCGGTTATCCTGGGTATCGACGGCCATCGTCAGCACGCACACGCCGTCAGGCTCCCGTTCAAAATATATATCAGGGTCTTCTACCCCTGGACCAATGCCACCCAGCTTCATATGGCACTTCTCACACAATGGGCTAAAGCGGTTTCTACATAACATGCAAAAGCTCATCTTGCTTTCCCTCCTGCTTTGTAATCACCTGTATTGCCAACAGCCTGTCACCGTCTACAAGGGTCTCGATATTCTCGTCAGGGGCCAGGTGTACCGTTACGGGTTGTTCGCGGGGTATTTTCTCCCGTCTATAAAAATGGTGGTTATACAGGCTTTCCTGTCTTTCCAGCAGATCGTCAAGTTCCTTCATAGTTTTATTCCTTCTGGCAGGGGGAACGAAGGGAAACAGTCAGGGTTACGGTCAGGGTTTAAGAAGGCTTTCAAATCATCGGGTTCCGGCACTATTTCCAGTATCAAACCTTCATCCGGCACACACCATAAATCGGCCTTCCCGCGGGGGTTTTCTTTGTTGTATCCGACAAAATAAACAAGGGTAGTGGGGTAGCCGAAAAGCTTCGGGATATTCTCCCTGCACCTATCCAGCCGATCCATTTCCTCTATGCTTTCAAGCGGGACAATTGACCACCATCGTTGAGGCTTCCGGGGAGGCGGCAGCGTACATTCCTTGCCCCAATTCCTTATGTCATTTATTATGTCGTCCACTGATTTGTTGCCTTCCCAGCGCGATGTGGTGGGTCTTTGGTCTACGATAAAATCGCCGGGGGAATTGCACTTGGTCATGAGCCAGTCCATTAGGGTCATTGGCGGGGCTTTTCCGGTTTCTCTCAATGCCGCAACGACAGCCTCGACTATTTCCTCGTCGCCCTTCTCCTGGGCCATGTCCAAATTGAGGCCAAGCGGATCGTAAGAGGGTTTGCTCATGGATCTTCTCGGCAAAAGCCCCGTGTCCATCAGGCTGACTTCCCTCCTGTAATATTTTCCCATTACTTCTTTCTCCTGGGTATCTTCACCCTCGCCGCGTTCGGGCGCTTTTTCTTTAGGAACCTCTCGCAGACCGTGGTGGCAACGTCGATGTAAGGGTTGTCATTCCCCTGCGCCTTAATCATGATGGTCACGTCGCCATACTCCACAAGCGCGGCCTTGCGGCGGATCATCGCAACCATCTCGTCAGTTACTTCCATTGCCCGCTCCCATCTTTATTTGCCTCCATAGCGCCAACCAAATGTCGCCTTTTGCGCCTCTTCCAGGCCATAGCCAAAAAACTCTTGCATAAAAACGGCAACGTCAACATCTGAAACATTGCCTTGAAGATAATAACTTTTTAAGTGTCCAATGCTGTCACAATAATACGGCCTGTTTTTCGGTTTTTCGGTTTTTCGGATAAGAACACCCGCATCAGAACAGGGCCTTATTCTCTCCAGTATTTTCATCCCCCAACCCCCACCCTTAACAAAGGTATCATCAATTCGTTTGAGACTCATTGGACATTATACGCATTTTTAGTTAAATTGCAAGTTATTACATCTTCCGCAGGAACAGTTCCTTTGAGTAACCCGTCGCCCGGGAAGCCATGAGCTTCAGGAATTCTTCCTTGGAGATGTCGGTAAGCCTGAAAATCTCTTCCGGTTTCATGCCGAGCTCCTTGCCGATTTCCTTAATGGATTTCCCCTGCTCCAACAGCCGCTTCACGATGTTCTTCATGGGCTCCAGTAAGTGAACCCCGCGCGCCCTGTTATGTGTAACCGTCCCGTACACGTCCCCGGCCTCGTCGATGTGCTTCACAATCACCACGGGGACTTTTCCCTTCAGCCTTGTTTTCAGCGGCTCTTCCCCGGCGACCGTCCACCTGTGGAAGCCGTCGATAATCGTAAAGTCCGGCCGGCATACAATAGGGAGCGTCCAGCCGTTGCTCATGATTGACTTTATCAGCAGGCCAAGGTTCTCCCTACTGACTTTATTAGGATTATAAGAATTCGGACTCAACTTTTCACGATCAACCCACTGTAACGTGGACAATGGCTCCATTAAGTCCTTGTCCATGTCGCTGCTTTTTTTTCGTGCCACATTCCTTGATTTATTTGCCATTCTTCCCCCTGCCCCTCCCCCTGTCGTTTTTATATGCGTAATCGCTCGTGATTTGGGTTATTATCCCGCGCAGCGTCCTTTGCTTCGGGTCCCCCGCCACCAGGCAGTCATAGATTGCCCTGTAGATTTTGTCGTCTATGGTCAGGCTGTATTTTATGAGCATCTTTATGATGCGGTCCGCGTTATACAGGGAGCTGTGCATCACAAAGTTCTTTTTTGGGTTCTGCAACAGCCTGAACACCTCGGCCTTGTAGTCCCTCGGCGCCTCAAGCTCCTTCCGGGTCTTGCTTACATGCCGGAACATTTCGCTGTCCCAGTACAGCGCCGCGAGGTACGCGTTCGGTTCCCGCCGTATAATCCTGTCCATAAGATCCGGGTAATACTCGTTCATCCTCACAAGGGTTTTCGCGGTGTCCACGGAAAAAAACTGGGAGACCCGGAGCGAGTTGACACGGATACCCACCTGGTACATATACAGGTACACTTCTGGGATATCCACCTTGTTTTCGTACAGGTACCGCCAGACGTCCGTGTCCTTCCAGTCAAACATCGGCCATACCATGTTCTTGCGGGCCAGCCCCTTGTTTGCCGTAAATGATGCCGTCACGAATTTGAGCCTTTGTACCGACTCCGATATCCGCACGCCGACTATGCAGATGCCGTCCGAGTTGTGCTTCTCAAGAAACTGTTGGTACCTGTCATGCCTTGCCCTGCACAGCGGATGGGTGAATATCGCGAACGGTGGCGGCTGCCGTACCCATGTGTCCTTCCTCTCCCTGTCCCAGCAGATGAAATACTCGTCCTGCTCCAGCAGGTTGAAATACGAGTAATGCCGCACCTCAAGGCAGAACCAGTTGAACTTTGCCCCCGTCAGCAGAATCTTTTTCCGCCATTCGTAGACCTTTTTTATCACGCAGTCGAACATGGCCTCTTCGTCTATGAACTCGACAATCATCCTCGTGGGGTCTATCTTCCCCTCCGCGGCCAGGTTAAGGATGACATCCATCATGGATATGGAGTCCTTGCCGCCAGAGAACGACACGTAAATCTTCCCGCCGTTGGAAAAGGCGTTGATTATCCGCTGCCTTGCCGCTTCAAGAACCGTCCTGCTTCCTTCGCGCTTTATAAGCATATCACTTCGCCGCACTTCGGACACGTTATCGTTGCCCGTTCCCCTGCCGGAAAGGCCAGGTCTTCCCCTCCCGTGGGCTCGTCGCCGGCCTCGGCTTCGTCGTTGATGCCCGCATGGGCGCTGATGGACGCAAGGTTCTCATCCGAGGCCTTCCCATAACTCTCCAACGCCCGGGTTATTTCCTCGGACGATGCAGCAATGGAATTCAGAATCTCATCGTCAAAGCCGGGAATGTCAAAATCCCCGTCAAGGTCATGTATGAGCTTCTCGATGTTGTCCAGGTTGTCAACGCCGAGGCCCGCAGTCTTGTTGTCCGACATCATCAGCTTTTTCTTCTCGTTCTCCGTGAGGTCGTACAGGATGACCGCCCAAACTTTCTTGAGGCCTTCCTGCTTCATGGCCTCGACAAGGCCGTTCCCGGCCAGAAGCGTGTACTTGTCGTCAACCACCACGTTTTTGTACTGCCCCCATTTTTGCAGTGAGCGGCGGATCTCCGCTATCTGCTTCACCGGGTGGATGCGGGTATTCAGTTCGGGCACTTTCAACAGGCTTATGGATATCTCCCTACGCTCTTTTTTCATCGCCGCCTTCCCCCAATGCCTTTTTCTTCCCCGCGACGTGCCATATAATCGCAAAGAGTATGGCCCCCATGACGATGTAGATCCTGATCGACGCCATGAGCGTCCACACGCCCAGCACCCCCATCGGTATCACGAGCTGCCACAGCGCCACGGCCGCAACGTTGACGGCCAGGCCCAGCCAGCGCCCGAACGTGATGTAAATGCTGTACAGGAACGACGAGATCGTGGAGACCGCCACCAGCGTTATGAGGAACGCCTTGATGATGTTCAGCACAGGGTTAAAGTTCGTCCACGCCAGGAGGAAGGTGAAAATCAGGTAGGCGCCAAACAGCAGGCCACCGTTTATGAAGGCGCGCCGGATATTTATTTTTTTTGTCCCGTCCTCGTTCCTGTCGTTGTAGTCCAGGATTTCATAGAAATACGGGTACAGGAACGGGCCCGGCAGCAGGAGGAGGCATTTCTCGACGCCGTCCCCGATGCCGCCGAGCCCCCAGGACAGCGCGTTCATGTTCCCCCGGGAGTGGATGATGGCGAACACCGTGAGAAGCAGGGCGACGGTGTAGACGCCAATCCAGCTCGCGTGGTCGGTGAGGACGTTCCGGATCATGCCGTACCTCAACAGCAGAATGATGAACGCCGCGGCGACAGCATAGGCCAGCGCCAAGCCGAATCTTCCCGTCATCACGGTGTCCGCGAAAATGGACTGGATGCCGTTCATGTTCACCCATACCTGGAACACGCACATGAAACCGACAATGTAATGCATCGGCCGGCTCCGGAAGACTTCCCGGAGTTTCGGTATCGTTGGCGCAAATACCCCGAACACGATGCAGGCCATCGTGTTCCCGAACGCCCAAATCAGAAAAGGGACAATGCCGAAATTCTGCGCCATCTGGATGCCTACCATGAGCGAGCCTACCCCGGCCCATGTCGCAGCGATGGACATCGAGTAATACAGTGACGGGCTTTGGATAAACTTGTTCCGTAGGCGCGTGAATGCGGCGGGGCTTGCCCGCCATGAGAAAATTGTGTTCATAGAGACTCCCAATGCGGGAGAGTATACCGGCTGGGAATTTTATTGTCAAATTTTTATTTTTTCATCCGCTTCATATATTTCATTTATTTATTTTTTTTGTCCGAGCGCTCGGACAAATTTTTCTACAGGGGTTACTTTTTTTTCAGAAATGCCTCATTGCCCCATCCGGTTATATCCTCAAAACGGAACAACTCCCCGCATTGAGGGCAATGCGGCAGCATCCTGCCATGCTTGCCTTTTCGATAGTGTTCTTCTAATTCCCTGAAAACAATCATGTGCGGCTTGTAGTTCCGGATTGCTTGCGCCTGGTACAACAGGTTCTGCATTTCCCGCCTGTACCGTTCGGGCTTTTCGGCAAGGCACATAAGGGCGTCAAAGGGATCGGTATACGCGCCGCACTGCGAACAGGTGACAAGGCGGTTTTCAAAATCAATCAAATATGTGGGGTCTTCGCATTGGCATATCTTTTCCCTGTCATACTTAATTTTTAGCGTGGTAAAGTCTAAAATCTTGTCCGGCAACTCTTCCATTAAATTTTCTCCTTTGCACCCAGGTCTATGTCAATGAGGTTATTGTAACTGTCAATAATGCAATGGATAAGGTACTTGCCTCGTTGCTTCTGTATGCCTTTCGGCTTCATCGGATAGGCTTTGCAAAACTCTTTGAACCATGTATTGTCATCAACTATAGGCAGCAGGCCAAGCGGCAAATGCTGTCTTATCCTTGGTAAAAATTCCTTGTGTCGGTAGCCTTCTTTCCAATTCAGATACCACATACCATTCGGCCCGGGACCGTGAACAGACCAAATGACAATATACCAGCCGCTGAAAAACCAATCCGTATCGTTATGAAAGACGTGTATAAAACACGGCACTCTTCTATGGATGTTGCGTTTCCGCTCAATATTCGCTTCCTGCTTTGCTTTTCTTTTTGCGTTGCGCTCCGCATAAGTATATTCCTGCCACTCTTCAGAAAAATCACCTTTATATAAATACATTACGTGTTTAGGAAGTTCTTTTTTCAGCCATGTTCGCGCGCCCGCTCTCGTCATTACGTCTGCCATTTTTCTACTTTCCCATTTCTATTTATGGCGTATTCAGAAAACGGCTGTTGTTTCAGATAAAGAGGATGCCGCGGGTTTCCCAGCTTGGTCAGTTCCCCCATCTTTACCCAATGAATGTCTTTTTTATACATGAAGATCAAACCTATGATTGCCTTTAAGCAATCATCAAGCCACTCCCTTGAGCCTATCAAATCCCCCCAGGCAGCCCAGACGGTAGAGCCGGGCTTTATTAAACTCAAAATAATTTCCACGTTCTTGTTGTGCTGAGACCAATCGGCCTTTTCCGGCAAACCCTTGGGGTCGGTTGCCCTCAGCGGGTAGACATTCAGCATCACGAAAGAGTCAAACCCCATTTTCCGGGCCGTTTGGCTGACCCGCGTTATCGTCGGGTCGTACTTCTCCGGCGTGGCCGTGCTGGGGTTTACGCCAATGCAGTAAAGCGTGTTCCCTCCCTTCGTGCCGAGGGCATAGCGGCATTTATTGTCTTTCGATTTCAGGTAAACCGTGTTTTCAGATTTATCAAACAACTCATTTTGGCCGTTCATTAATATTCTACCTCTTCGCCGCTAAATGGCCGCTTGCGGTAATGGCCTTTGGACAATTCCTTGTTAAGGTAGAACCCTTCAACCCATTCCAGTTTCCATCCGGGTTTGACCAAATCATGGAACAGGACAGGGCAGTATTTGTTCGTGTACCCCCCGGGATCGATATCGTTGGATATTATGTGCGCCATGCGCCCATAGCACCTGTCGCAAAGGCCCAATTTTTCGATAAAATCGACTCTCGTGTGCAATAACAGTTCTTTGGCAAACAGCCCGTCCAGCAGGGTTTCGGAGAAGAAAAACGGTTCCCCTTTCTTTCTGAGCGTGACGTCATAGGTCATTTTTCAGCTCCCGCGGATCGCGTTCACAATCCCGCCTCTTATTAATTTCTTCCCATTCTGTTTTGAAAAGCAGATTGTAATATCTGTAATACATATTCATTAAAATATGCTGTTTCTGTTGTTCGGTAATTTTTAGCGCGTCTTTATTCGGTTTCGGGCGGCGCAAAATACGGCAGCATAACGTACCTTTCCTCCATGAGGTGTTTTCTTTTCTTTCAAAAAAGCAAATAATTCCGGCGTGTTCCGGCACATGCTCCAGCGCAGCGTCCGGTATATCTTCGGATATGCCAAAATAGAGCTGCCTTATGTAAGGGCTTTTATGGGCGTGTAGTTTTTTCTTGTCCGCTTTCAGATCCGATATGCTTGCTTTTAGTTCTATCTCTGTCGCATAATCATTCTTGGATATTATAAGGACGTCGCACTCATGGCCTAAAAGAGAACAATTGGGAATTACAAGCGCACTGCCTAATTTATACGGGCTGTCATGGTATTGAGTAAGCGCAAAAATGGCTTTTTTCTCAAATTCGCTTCTCACAATCCCGCCACCTTACCCGCGCTATTTTACAACTGTTATTCATTGTGCAACACGGCGTATATTTTTTATAACCCGCTACCCTATGCGGTTCATCGGCCTCTATCCAAAGAAAGGTATAAGCCTTTTTTATTTTCTGTTTAAGGTATTCGGGCATTGGGTACATCCCTTTTTTCACATTGTCGTTATCGGAATAAATAGGATGTTTGAATACAACAACGTCACCCGGCATCAGCCTATTTCCTTTTCCTTGAATGGTATTCGGCCAATTCTTTTACGGCCCGGTCAAATTCTTCCCGTGTGCATTTTATCCTAATCGGTTCCGGACAATTTGCGTAAATGCTCACCGATGGATCTTCTTTTATGGGTATGCCGCGGTTGTACGGGTCCCACTTGCCATCGTAAAACCTTATCGCAATCACCGCGTTCTCGTTCACGTAGACATCGTTAATCAGCATTCTACTTTTCCCCCTCGCTTGTTCATTATTTCCAATTCCAATACAAACGCCTGTTTCTCCGCTTCAAGATCGCTTATCCGTTTTTCCAGCGCCGCCTTTTCTTCCTCCATCATCCGCGGGTATGTTTTCTCGTATAAAAATGCGTAAAGCTGGATGTTGTACTTGATGTCGGTCGGCAGGGTGTCCCAGTCGCCGGCATGGATAAGCATACGTCTCCATCTAAAACATACGGCGGATTTCGAGCCGGTCGTAAACTGGTGTGACGTGATGTGCCATTCAAGGGTCTTTCGCCACCTGTTTGCGGTCCAGCCGGCGTACTTTTTAACCATACCCAATCACCACGCGCTTTATGCCCTTATTCAAGGCTCTTTATAAATTGTATGTGCTTCAGGCAATTAGGGCACGTCACGTCTTTCAGTTTTCCATCGAAAGAACCGCCGATGATATCCCAATCGTCTTCCTCATCCGCCCCCGAGTCAATGCTGTTATTCCCGCATACCGTAAATTCCCCTCCCGGTGACGTTTTATCAATGGCGCATACAACAGTGCCTTTGGTGCCATGATATTTCATTTTTTGTAGTGTCATGATTCACTTCCTTTTGTTTTTTTATAGTCGCGAAATGATAGACAATGATATTTAGCCAGGTTAATTTGTATCATTATGTTTTTTTTCCAAATGTTTTTTTTCCAAATATAACCTTTTCTGGCTATAGAGCAAAAATAAAACCTATAGCAGTTATGACAACACTTTTTCATGGGTTGTAAATCCTCCTCTGCTTTATCAGCATCATCTACCACTTTTTTTTCTTTACGGCAGTAAGACAGGCGGCACATTTCCTTCCATCGGTCACGTCCGCATCCTCAAAAATCATGCACCATTTTTTCCCTGACCCGGTATGCTTCAAAATCCATCCGCAGCAATAAAACTTTCCATCCTCGTCATCGGCGGGATAGTAACAGAAATCACCGGGGGGCACGTTGAGTGTCACGGTTACCGTCGCGTGTTTAATCATCTTCCACCTCCATTTGACCAAAGATATTCTTACTCATTCCAAAGCGCCTTCTCTTTCTTTATCCGCCGTTCGGCGGTCTTCACGTAATCGGGGTTTATCTCGCACCCGATATATTTCCGGTTATGGTTTGCGGCCACAATGCCCGTGGTCCCGCTCCCCATGAATGGGTCTAGGACAATCCCATTCTCAGGGCAGCCGCACAATATGCAGGGGACAATCAGGCTTTTGGGGAACATCGCGTAATGCTCCTCCCTCGATACTTCGGTAGCGACAAACCACACGTCGCGCATGGTTTTGTACGGCATCGTTGCTATGTTTTCTCCGTGGTGTTGCGGCTTCAGTCCGTTCTCATTTGGTTTCGTGGCATAGCCGCGCTCATGGAGGGCCTTCCTTTGCCGATGGTAGAGGATCGATTCCTCAAGCGCGTATTCGTGGTTGAAGTAATATTTCGGCTGTTTCACGAAAAGGAATATGTATTCATGCGCCCGGCAGAACCTGTCCTTGAACGGTTCGGGCATGGGGTTCTGTTTTGCCCATATGATATCCTGCCGGAGTATCCAGTCCGTTTGCAGGGCAATGGCAAGCCGCCAGGGTATACCTATCAGCGATTTCGAGGGGTGCTTCTCGTCAAAGAAAATTGCCTTCGGGGTTTCCTTGTCGAGGTATTTGTGTTTTCCCCGGCCGCCCTTGCCGCTTCCGGCGTAACTGTCGCCTATTATTACCCATAGCGTCCCGGTGTCCTTAAGGACGCGCTTCACTTCCCGGAATACGGCAAGGAGATTTCCGATATATTCCTCCGGGGTGTTCTCAAGCCCGATCTGGCCCTCGATGTTCCCGTAATTTCGCATGAGGTAATACGGCGGGGAAGTCACGCAGCAGTCCACGGAGCAATCCGGGAGGGTTCTGAGGGTGTCAATGTTGTTGCCGGGCAGAATGCGGTTCACCTCTAACATTTTGAGTTAGCCTCCACCTGTAGGCGGAAATAACCGTACCCCACAACGAGGGCAGAATTTATAATCTATCCCGTGTGTTGTTCCTTTACATCTGGGGCAAGCATAATAATTGCCCCAATCATCATAGACAGTTTCCCAATGTAACGGAGAATCGGTTAAAATATCCACCATTGGTACATTACTGCTTTTCATAGAACCTTTTATGAATTTTATTGGGCAATCAGGATCACGTTTGCCGGCAAGCTCACTGTCATCAAGCCTAAAGTATTTCCTGATAAGGGGGCACCATCTTTCTGTATGACTTTCATAAGTCGCTACCTTGCACACACCACACGATTCTGGTGCTTCAAACTCATATATTGCTTTCATTTTCTCCTCCTATGCCTAATCAACCAAATCAGAAAAATCAAACCATTCTCTGGAAATTGAGTACAAGGCCAGGTATCCCATGAGATCGGCGACATCGTTTTTCCGTATTGCCCCGTCGCTGTTCACTATCCGGCTTAGCTTGTCGTCAATGCGTACCTTTATCCCTTCCCCGGCATCCAGCCTGGAGAATATCTTTTTGGGGGTAAGGGCCGCGTCGCCATAGCGCCTGTTTTTCTCGACGACCAGATCCCTCATGGAATCGAATACGCTGATTATGCCCTGCTGGGTGAGTGTTAAATCGTTCTCTTTCATTCCGGATCTCCCATATCAAACACTTCCGGGCAATACTGTCGGCACTCGTTATAGAGCGGGATCATCAATGCCCGCATATCTGGATGGGCTGCCTTGCTGACTGCCCGGAGTTTAAATATATGCCGCCATTCCGTGAAATTTGCCTTGACGACGATCTCTGTTTTAAGGCTGTTGGGGAGAACAGAACGGGCTTTCTGCGGCGTTGCTCCGTTATTCAGCATACCCATATAAATCTGTTCTGCTTTTTCGCAACCGTGTTTCCAAAGGAAATATTGGTTTCCTACCCCTTCTTCCCCATCAATAAATGTACTAGGCTTAATAACAGTAATTTCACTTCCAAATTTATCTTTACTGTAATTGCAATACCGTGTTGACTCTTGTACATAAGAACAGAGCCTGTGCCGGACAAGCTCGTGCGTTATGCCCCTGTCGGTGATAAAGCTCACAATCATATTGCCAAACTCCGGCACGGCACTGTGCGGAGGTACCATGCTCAAAAGCATTTTAATAAACGCCTTGAATGAATCCGCGGTAATCTTGCCTTCCGACTTATGGGCTATACGCCCTGCCCGTTCAATAAACCTGCTTTCACGCAACCAATCAGAGGGCTCCTTCGGATACCATATCTCATAGCTCTGTTCAACAATTTTCATCTTTTCTCTCCTTTCCCTTAATTTTTCTTTCTGTTCCCATTTTATATGGCCCTAACAAACCGAGCTTGCCACAACCTTCACACTTCATGCTGAAAGGATTCTTCTGTTTTACTTTTTCAACCTCCCATCCACAACGTTCACACTTATATTTATAAAACTTCAACATGAGCCTCCTTTACCAACGGCCACCATACATACTTATAAACAAAATCCTCAAATTCAGGCATCGCCTCCTTGTCAGGATCATAGCCACAGGCCTTATCAATGGCCGCTTCGATGGGCGTCCGGGCAACATTCAATTTGTTCCCCGTCAGCCTATTCCATTGTTCTACAAGGGCCTTGTTGGATAAGCATTCCTGGCACACTTCCATGAAGGTCATTACCGGCCTCCGCAACAATGCTTGTATTTCTTCCCAGACCCACAGGGACAGGGATCATTACGCCCAGTTTTTTCACCGGCCCGCATAAAGGGATTTAATGCGATTCTGCCATCCTTATAAAACCAACAGCCGCCTACCTTTTCAAACAAGGCCGTTTCGTGATGGGTTTTATAGTACCTGTCCTGTATATAATAAACCTCAAACTGTACTATCCCTCTTTGACAACCATCTTTATCGTATCCTTCTTCTGTAGAGATGATTTTTAAACCTAGCCATTCTGACGTTTCGCTCCATTTTTTGATATTGTCAGGAATCAACTCTTTTCTGGTATCCTCATGGATGGTCTCCATGATGTAGTCGACGGCGTGAACCACATAGGCGGTGTACCGGCTCCGCATCAGCGCTTCCGCCGTGGGCGCGTCCTTTGCCCAGGTTATGTAGGGCAGGCAACAATCACCATACGCAATGCCAGACCCGCAAGGGCATAAATCTGTCAAGAACATTCCTTTTCCCCCTCTACTCTTTTTTTCCATGCCAAGTATTCCTGAATAACGTCCGGGCATTGAACGCTGCAATGTCCACAATCGCATTCACAACCATCAATCGCTTTCTTGTACTCTTCCATTTTTGGGAATTCTTCGTCAAACGTTGTTTCTTCCTCTTCCCACGGGTATTCCTGTATCAAAGGCTCGCGCCATATGTCAGCCAGGTTCTTTTTCATAAACACTGGTATTTCCCAGTACCTGCACGTTTCAACGATTGCCTCAATCCATTTGCGCTGCGGGACGATCTTGCCTTCCCGGTCTCCGGTCTCGGCGCCAATTACTACCCATGACCAGCGCGGCACTTCCGCATCATCCCCCCGCCTGGTCTCCGAAAAGCATTCTTCCGTGTTTAATTCTTCATGCAACGGTTCTACAGAAATCCAATGGACAGGCGATTTATACGCCTTCCGCAACTGTTCATTGTTTGTTGTACTTGCCCCAAATAATACCGGGACTCCGTATATATTCAATGATTTCGTGTCGTCGTCATCAGAATTTACTTGCCAGTATCGATCCGGGTTTTTTGTTAGAAATATATATGTGTGCTGGGGTGCCGCGACACAGGCATTAAACACCTCCTGTATCCATTCATCGGGAACCCACTCGCCAAATAAATCGGCCATTGAACCGATAAATATATTCTGCGGCTTCTTTGTTTCTTTTGGCTTGTCAAGGCGGTAGCGGTGAAAGGTTGGAAGGAAGTCATACGGATACGGCTCGCCTGGGAACCTCCCATTAAGTATAGCTAGAAAATGTTTCTCGGCTATCGCTTTCTTAATGTCGTCCGAACAAAGGCTTCTGTTTTTTTCAAGGGTTCCGAATCTCCGCGCAATCCTTCTGGCATAGCAATAGGGGCATTCATGGTAACACCCGGTGACAGGATTCCACGACATATCGGCCCAGTCAATTTTTGTTTTGTTCATCGGGCAGCCCCCTTATTCACAATCTCCAGCAAAATATCAGCATGGCACGGTTTATCCAGAGGGCACCAGCAAACAAGGTCTTTGCCGCGCAGTTCCTTCAAAGAATCAAGCGATATTTTTTTCCCGTCTGGTTTCACCCAAATTGTATACCCTCCATTGGTATACCCAACTGTCATTATCATCTCTCTATACTTTTCAACCGCGTCCGGCCCGGTAAATGGGTTTCCCCATTTTGTAGGCCGGCCGACATAGACCGCGCCGGTCGGCATCCGCCAACCCTTAGTCCTTTTCCGCTGAATCCGCTTCGGCATCGACGGTTTCCTCCTGTGATACTTTCTGATTTTTTCTACAGTCGATTCGACAAGCTTGTCCAAATTGACCGGGGAATAATTAGTTTTGTCCACACACACATTGACGTAATGCGAATTGTTATACACGTTTCCGTGAACGTGGCCGTGAATATTTAGATATGCCTTTGCGTTGCTGTTTGCCAGGTCATTCAGGAACAAAGGTTCATGGGACAATATTAAAAAGGCGTCGATAACTATTGGCTGGTCATATACCCTGTCGAAACCTAAATTATACCACTCTTGAATAGGCACATGGCGGTCATGGTTGCCGAGTATGATACGGATGCGCCCGTTTAGCCGATCTTTAAATTGTTTTATTTGTTGGGGAAAACTGTCGTCCATAAAATCCCCTAAATGATACACGATGTCGTTCTTTTTTATTAAATGGTTCCATCGTTTAATCATTGTCTCATTCATTTGCTCAATGCTCTTGAAAGGGCGGTTACAAATGCTTGCGACGGTATAGGAATCGAAATGCGTGTCGGCGATCACAAACCGTTTAATTCTTGTCATTGTTTCCTTCCCTCCCCATCGTCAGGGTTATCAAGTAAGAATTGGACCACCATCAAAAAAAGCAGCCTGTCTCTGTAGCTCAACTTTTTATACATAGCCTCCATTTTTTTAAATTCCTCTTTCTGTTTCCGGCGTTCTTCCCACCACTCATCATTTTGCGTTTTGCGTTCTTCACTGGTCATCATGTGCCTCCAACCTTATCAGCCTGTCAATCTCGGCGGCTATCAGTACGCCAGCCTTTTCAAGCTCGCGAATGCGGTTTTCAGGTGTTGGCTTCCACCATTTCATCTCCCAAGGCCATAAATGCTCCCACAAAGCCACGGGGGAAATATCCCCAGAGTCAACATCGTGAAAACGATAAAAATCTGGCAAAGCATAGCAAGCGGCAGCTTTAGCTAACTGTTCCCGATCATTTTCAAAATCATCCCTTTCAGCCGTAAATCCCTCTTCCTCAATCTGCCGCTTTCGCTCTGCGGCTATTCTTTCGATTCCGCTCATATTATTGTTTCCTCCTTTTACCCGCTCTGGCGATAATTCTTCGCCAACTGCGTATTCTTTTAATATTCTGTTTCTTCTCAAATAATTCCTTTTGCCTTTTCCTTTCCAGGCAATCGGCTTTTATTCTTTCGTACTCTACATCGGGAATATATCCGCAGGCGCGAGAATAGGCCGCAGCGTTCAGTTCTTTATCTGGATCAATTTTTCGCCAGGGCTTAATCATATTATCTCCTTTTCCTCTTGTCCGATGAACATTGACAGAATATTCAGGGCAAAATCAGCCGGGCCGGAACCTCCGTAACCCCCACATAAAACCAGCCGGGCTATGACGGACAATGCGGCGCGGCACGTTTGTTTTTATCCCCCCATAATCCCGTGAGCAAACAATATCGTCCGTGAAATTTTCTATTGCCGTGACACTTTTCGGGGCGCATTCCCTGCATACGGTTTTATCCGACATAACCTTCCAGCCGGCGCAAGCATGGCATAATAACCTGCCGCAACCGGGACATCTATTTCCGTCATCATCGAAACCGGTATCAAAACCTTTCAGTAATTCCTTCCCGCACTTCTCGCATACAATTCCAGCCAATTTATTCTTCCTCCTTTTTTACGTTACTATCGCGAAATTTTTGCCAGTACAAAATAATTTTCTTGCCCGGCTCGCAGTATTTCGTGGGGCAGAAAATCCGCCAGCGTTCCGCAGGTATTTCAATCTTGTTATATCTGCCGTCCGTGGAATAATTCAAATGCTCCCACAAATCCACGCCGAGATACCCCATCAGACGGCCTTCCTCAGTATCATCAAATACGGGCTGCCCTATTGAAAACAAATCCTCCGCGCCTTTCTGGAAGTAATCGACGGTATTGTCCGGCATACCAACCCTGCCGGCATAGCAGTTTAGGCAAACCTCAAACAAATGCTCGCCTAACGCTTCACGCACTTCGTTTATGTCCTGATGGACAAATAACGGTATCTTTCTTGACATCTCAATCATCCTCCTTTATCCGTTTAACCACCATTCAAAATAACTTTCCGGGCTTTCCATCATCCCGGTCATTTCCCCTTGCCTTTCTTTTCTCCGCCTCCAATATTCCTTCGCGGCCCTAAAATATGCGCGTTTGTATTCCGGGAACATGTCGAGTTCCTTCCTGCATTCCCGGACATGGGGCAGCCAATACAACCGATACGCTTCCAGCCCTGTCCGTAAAGCGGATTGACAGGAACTTTTCTTTCGTTCAGGAATTCCCATACGTCATCGTCAGTCCAATCAATAATGGGATTGAGAACAAAATTTCGCTTAACAAGGCACATCTCCGAAAGTTTCCGGCGCATGTCATTGTCATTGTTGAATATGATATGCTCCGCCTTGGTTTTCCCGGTTATCTCATGCGCCCCTCTTTCGTTTGCCCTCCTGCTGCTCTCGGCCCAGCGCACCCCCGTTATGCAATATCTCCCCCTACCGCCAAACTCTTTAAGCTGTTCGCAGCACCAGCGTTGATCCCTCAGCGGCAAAGATTTCGTCGGTATTTTATTCCACTCGATTTCGGCGGACAGGCCGAACGCAAAGGCAAGCACCTTGCTCTGGATGTCATCACCTAATCTGTAATTGTCCTTAATCGTCCATATTTTGGCGCCAATTTCCATAAGCTTGTTGAGGATATTCATTATCATAAAAAGGGTACGCCCCAGCCTTGAAAGCTCGGCGCATATTATCAAGTCACCGGGCTTTATTTTTTCCAGCAACCCGCCGAGCTTCCGTTTGTCCGGCGTTTTTGTACCGCTTATGGTTTCCTTGATCCATTCGTCAATTTTGATATTATTCTTTTTGCAGAACCGCTCTATTTCATATTCCTGGTTGTCTACTCTCTGCCTGTCGGTGCTGACGCGCACATAGCCGTATGTCATTTCTTTTTGCCCCTGTACGCTTTGATATTCCATCTCTTTTCGAGATCCAAAACCCAATCAGGCGGGTCATCGTAATTCTTATGGTCCCTATACGTTATCGCTCTTTCCTCAATGGATTTTATGTAGCCCTGCAATACCGGCAGCAATTCCAGGTTCGGCACTTCCCCGCCAATGATATTCAGGCGTTTCTGTGCGTACAGGATCGCGTTGCAAAGATTTCCGTCTATTACCACCTGTTCATGCCCCCCGCCATACACGGATAGCCATGCCAAAAGCTGGCAGCACTCGTCTCCGGAAAGCATTGGTATACCAGCGGCCAAAGCGGCGTCATATAAATTTTTACGCAAGTCAGACATAAACCCGCTTCCCCTTACATATACCTTGAATGGGATTGCTTGACCGTCTCGTCGGCGGTTATCGCATACCCTATGGTCGTGTCGATCTTTACATGCCCCAGCATGATCTTCACCTGTTCAACAGGCATTCCGCGCTGTAAGACCATTGTCGCCGCTGTCCTTCTAAACCTGTGCGGATGGACATTCTTTACACCCGCGGCGCTCCCTATTCTTTTTGTCAAATTCAAAACCCCGCCCTTTTTCAGGCGGTTGTCTTTTATCGTTTTTCCTTTATCTAACAGAGACGTGAACATTGCGACATAGCCGTCAGTCCTGCTTTCAAAATAATCCTTCAATCGCTTCTTAGCGGGCGCGTTCAAGTAACATATCCGCTGTTTGTTCCCCTTTCCGGTCACGAGTATTTCGCTGTTGGAAAAATCAATGTCCGATATGTTCGCGCCGCAAAGCTCGCTACACCTCATCCCGGTAGAGAGAAGCACCTCGACAATCGCCCTGTCCCTCAAGTTGGTGCATGCGTCCCGGAGTTCCTCTATCTCTGTTTGCGTAAATGGCTTTTTGATAACTTTGGGCTGCTTGATGTTCTTTATTTTTAATACGGGATTTTTTGTTACATAATCCTCATCGACAAGCCATGTGAAAAACGAACGCAGAACGCGCCTCATATTATTCAGTGTCGTCGGCGTGACGTTCTGTTTTGTGACAAGAAAGTACCTTATGTCATCCGCGACGACAGTTGCCAAAGGTTTTTTTATTACCTTAAGAAAATTGCGTAAAACAAGCGCATAGTATTTTAAGGAATTCTCGCTCAACCCCTCAATTTTTTTGGCAACGAAAAACATCTGGTATGCCTTGCCGTCAGGGTTTGTGACAGTGATCAACTGGGTGTTTTGTTTTTCCAGTTCCGTTATTTGATAGTCATTAAGCCACAAATAAAGCACGTCCTCGATCTTGCGTACTTGTTCGCCGCTAAAATGCCCTATGAGATCGCTTGTTATTCCCCTTACCAAATCGTCTTTTTGGCTCATAAATCTTTTATCTCGACCTCCTTTTATTTTTTTCTTTTAAGGGTTTTGCTTGTCCCTTTTCGTACGGCTATGGCTATGGACAAATCCGCAATCATTTTGCCTGTCACGGTTAAATCCTTGCTGTTCTTAATAAGGCCGAGGTGATTCATCACCATAAGCTCCCCCCGCGTAATCAGCAAAAGATTGTCCAGGTCAAAATTGCGGTTATTCCCGTCCGCGAAAATAACGACGTGCCCCTTGGGAACCTTCCCGTTTGCCGCCTCCCAAATTGCCGTGTGCTTCCTGTTCCACACATCGGGGTCAGCGGTTTTTACCTCGACATACCCGGAGGTAACCCGCTCGCTCCCAACCGGCCTGTAACGTCCCCGGCCGGTTCTCAGCCAGTATCGCTTCCACATGGCCTTGTCTTTTTTCCCCTTGTTGGCCGGCACATGCCCGGGAAGGAAGCTGCCGATGCCATTCCGTATCCCGTGCTTATACGTCAACGTTTCCATTTGTTTCAGTGTCAACGAGAGGCCGAATTGTTCATTGAACATCTTTGTCATCTCGACATAGGAGCGCCCGCGGATATTCTTCATGACAAACGTCAATTCCCTTGCCGTATAGCGGCGGTTCATGCGCATCGGCCACACCTCATATTCTCATCCACTTTCTGCTCGTCGCATATTCATACAAATCCCGCTGCGCTTCGCCGCGGGAAGCCCTTGATTTCAATTCCTTGACGCGTAGCCTCACAAGGTTGCCGGCGCTTGTCTCCCTGACCGGAATCCACTTGTTTTTATTTTTTATCACATAAACCTTATTCCCATTTTCATTCAGGAAAATAATTTTCTTGTTTTTGATTGACCTATACGATTTTCTCCTTAGATTTTCTTTCGTGGCTTTAATGCTCGCCATCAGGCAGTTTGCCTTTGTTATGTCCCTGTCGTCCGTGTACCAGTCCATATGGCACATCACCCCATGCACCTGCCGCGACACCATCATCAGGTTATCAAGGGAAATATTGGATCTGTTACCGTCAAGAAAAATCACGCAATGGCCTTTCGGCACCGGGCCGTGTTCTTTTTCCCATACCATGATATGCTTGCCTTTCCATCGGTTATTCGGCGGCCCGCTTTTTTCGGATATATTCACCTCCACATACCCGTCAGCGGTTACGCGCTCGCTCCCGAGGGGCAAAGTGGTCCACGGCTTTTGTCCTTTCTTGAACCATGACACTTCACACCCTGCATGGTACACGCCTTTTTTGCCCTTGTTAAAAGAGACGTTGCCTTTTGGGAATTGCCCCGTGAATCCCGTTTTTATGCCAAGCCTTTTGCAAAGGCTGGTCAATTGCCTGACCGTAAGCGAAAAACCAAAGCGCCTGTTAAAGAGCACGACGGATTCTGAGTAATGCCGTCCAGGGACAGTCTTTTCGAGGAACCTGATATGCTTCTCGAAAAATGTTTTGTTCCATGATGTTTTCGGTTTATACCCGTTTTTCAACCCGCGCCTTTGGCAAAAGGTTTTTATGCCGTTGTACGTTATGGACAGCCGGAAACGCCTGTTAAAAAGCCCGGTGAGATCCGCAAAGCTACGCCCTTTGATATTCTTTTCGAGGAATTGAATTTCTTCGGGCGTATATGTATGCGGCCTTATCATTTCCGGATTTTCCTTTCAGGCGCCGGCAGGGCCTTTGCCGTGACATTGACCCTGAGCATGTCCGGCATTTCGATTTGATCCGGCGATTCCTGCTGGAGCTTAACTGCGTCTAATACCAGCCTGCCGTTGCTGATTAACTGCACGGCGACCCTGTTCATCGCCTCGGCCCTCCGAATCTCGTTCGCCAGTTCCTCGCCTTTCATTTCCTTCTCGTCAAGATCATTGAGCCTTTCCAGTTGCTCAAAAAGGATGTTGTGTAAATAAATAGCCTTGTTCTTCATCTTTCCCCCTACACCTTGTTTTATGTGAACGCCAATACAGGCGCCGTTTCCTCATCTAATGCCCTGCCGTTCCTGCCAGGCGAAAAATACCGCGTTCGCGTAATCGATACTCTTATTAGGCGGCGCTCCGCTCAGGACGGCATACTCCCCGCAGTTATAGGCGATAACCGCTTGCCATACATTGAAGGCCGGAATATCTATCAAATACCGGAGATGCCGCAAGCCGACATAAATGTTGTGTTCCGGGTTGCTCCAATCGAAGATCCCCGGCTTGTCCCAGTAGCAACTAACAAAGTGGTCCAGGTAATCCGGGTTGAGCTGCATAATCCCCAGGTCCCCGGTCACGCCTACCGTCGCGGGGTCAAGGGCCGGGTTTTCAGTAATGGCCACAGAAACCGCGAGGTTTTTATCAACGCCAACCTCAAGCGCAATGACCATGATTAACGCTATGATTTTCTGCATTCAAATCGATCCTTTTTCCGGAAATCCTGGCAACACATGAACCGGGTGTTGTTAAAAGTGTTGCACATGTCACACCTGCCCTTCCCCGTCCCGAAGCAGTCAACATAATTGCAGGGGCTGCCCTTTTTGGTGTTGTGGCATTCCATGCAGAGGCCGACATTGTTAAACATTTGGCTGTAAACCGCGTTGGCCGGATCAGTGGAGCCGTAGATCCTTTCCTCTGCCCATTGACCGGTGTTGCCATTGATATTGTATTGGTTGCCGCATGCCTTGCAGATGCGCGCGTCGATATGGAGCTTCACCCCGCAGGTAGGGCATATGCGATACAAGTACCGCCGTCCTTCCTGTGCCTTCTCTTTATTATTTTCTATCGCCATGCGATCCCTCCCGTTCCCTGAATTGAGGCTCGAGCGCATCGTCGTCAAAATACCTTTCCACTCCCTTTTCCAGGAACCCATAAATTGAGCCATAGGGGGGAGGCGAGACCCAGCCCGGCCCGCACTGCCCGGTCTTGTGCCAATGGAAGTTTTTAATGGCGTTCTCGATCTCTAGCCATGAATAGTTTTGGAATGTCCTCAGGCAGTCGTATTTGGCAGGGGGGATAATCAGATCCCGGCATTGGGGTTTCAGGTTGCGCCTGTTCCAAAGCTCGCGCGCCATCTGGAAAACGATTGTCGCGTCCTCTTTTGAGGCCGCCTTTTGTTCTGGCGGAGGGCCTTCATGTATCGTTTCAGATGTTTTTTTATTGTCAGAAAAAGAGGAAACCACTCTTTCTTTTTCTTTGTTTTTATCTACATTATTCTTCCTTTCCCCATTCCCTTCTTTATCCTTTTCTATATCTTTTATTATGGTTGTTTCAGGGGTTGTTTCGAGGGTTGTATCAGGGGTCGTTTTTTCAAACAAGGGGGGGTTGTTTTCAAAATCAAGGGGGGGTTGTCTTGATTGTTTTTTGGCGGCGTTCCTGTTCCCCTTTTGCGCTCCGCCCCTTTTGCCGTACTCGATGGCCTGTAAATATTCGGCCCTCTTTTTTTTGCTCGCGTCGATATTCGGCTTTATCAAACCGAAAGCCATTTTTAACACGCCGGTTATGTCCTCGCCAGGCTCGCAACCATAAAAGGCATATTCGTTTATTGCCCTCATCAGTTTTCCGTATTCGCAATCGTCAAGCACTTTCGTCGACTCATGGAATGACGCGAAATATATATAGCCATCGGTTGCTGTTTTTTCGTCAGCCATCTACTTCCCCCCGTAAATGCTCTTTCAAAAAATCCAGATCACCCCGCAAAAACATTTCTTTCAGAATTGGTTTAAGCAGTTCGATATGCCCGGCAAGAATCCTCAGCCGGGCGGCCTTGCTGTTTGCCTCGGCGCGGTTCACCCTCTCGATATAGGCATCCAGCACGAACCGGGGGAGGTATTTTAGCTCCCCAAAATGGGGCAGCCCCCGGGCGTATTCCTCAACCGTCATGCGGATCTTGACATCATAAAAACGCGGCGTAGGCCGTGCTTTTTTGGCTTTTGGGGTGGTAGAACCTTTTTTAGTTTTGCTCTTCGCAATCGTACCTACAGGTACGTTTTTGAGGCTGTTTTTCAAGGGTTCGCCCCCTGCTTTTCCGGCCTTATCCGTATGGTTCGGGATTTTCCAACCTGGCACGTAATACAGTCCTTTTTCACGAGGGCCAATACATGGTCGTGCGCTCCCCTGGACGATATTTTGAAGTGTGCCGCAATCTCCCTGACGGTAGGGGAATAGCCGTTTTCCTGTATGAAGTTCTCGATGAAGATAATTATCTGCGCTTGGCGTTTCGTTATTTTACGCATAACGTATCCTCACAAACCGCGATGCTGAAATAGGCGCCGTCCTTATCCCTCATTTCTATCCTACCGGAAGTGGGGTTGTCGTTCTTTAGCTGGTTGGCAAGGGAGGCTATTATCACAAGAGCCTCGTGCCTGCTGACCTTGATAAAATGTCCATTGCCAAATCCATCAACTTTATCAAGTCTACAAATCTCCATGGTTACCACTCCCTTTTATTCACCGTCGAATATCAGCAGCTTCGGCATTTTCCCGGTAGTCGATATTTCTCTAAGCCTGGGTATCAGGTGATCCCCCAGGTTTCTCTTATCCGGCATCACCACGAAAGCCATAAACTCCTGTTCGATTGTGGATATGCCGCTCTCGACGGCTTCCAGCTTTGCTTTAATGGCCAAGAACAGGGCCCGCCACCGCTGGCGGACAGCCTGGTTATACGCTTCATTTGCTGCCGAAGCCTTCCTTGTACGACCGGCTTCTGTTGTTACGAATTCGTTTTTGTCAGGCAAACCGACTGCAATCCGGATCGTAAGGTTCTTGTACTCAAACATCACACAAGCCGCGGAAGCCTTTTGGATGATTCCATATCCCTCGGCGCCATACCGTTGCAACGTCTCCCGGATATCACTCTGTGTCTTCTCCGGCGACACTGCCGTGCCATTTGCATATTTCCCCATATCAATTCCCCTCCCTGCCTAATGAGTATTCCATTTCTGCTTTGCCTAAAATCATTTCGTATTCTTCAACGGAAAGGACCAGCCTTGCCTCATCCATGAAGCAGTCGCTTAGGTTGCGCTCCTTTTTGTGACGCACTTTCAGCAGGCTGTTCAGATAAGGGATCATCTTGGTATGAAGCGAAAGGACGTACTTCCGGCGCTTGTACCATTCCTTGGATTCCTGTTTTCCTTTTTCTTTGATGATATCCGCGATATTGGTTATTTTAAGGTTTACCCTTGCCTTGAATGTTGCCAGCTCTTCCGAAGTCATTTTCAAAAAATCGTCGTCGGAGTAATGGTTGCCCTCAAAGATAAAAACCTCTTTTCCGATTGCGTCAGTCAGGTTCATTCTGGCCTCCAATCCTCTGGCGGTTTGCCCCAAGGAGTACAGGCGCAGACTACCAGTATTTCTCCCAACTTATAAAAATCTTCTGCACATCCCCAACGGGCGATAAACCAATGAGCGTCAACTTCGTGATAGCGGTTACAGTATATTGCCCCATCCTCTGAATAACCCTTGCCGTACTCCTCCCGGAACTGCTCCGGGGTGGGGTGCTTGCGATGATAAAATTCGCAATACCGTCCGTTCACAATACAACTGTTTGTGAACCGGATATTGCAATGCTGATGCGGTTGGGAATAACGGCCACAATATTCATTCGTGCTTAATTCGCCTTTCATCTTTCCCCCTGCTTTCCGGTTCTTCTTGTTTTACTTCACCCGCCGCTATCGGGCATTTCAGCACCGCGACTTGGGCAGGTTGGCCGGCCCGGAAACACCAGGCCGGCTCGCCTTCACCAGTCAGATAATCCTTGCACTTCCGGCCATTGATTTTCTGACAGACAATTTTATTCATCGTCCATGTCGTCCTGGGATTCTTCCATGTCAGGGTCGTCGTCGTCGTCGTCACCCTGCTGTTCATCAGCGTCATTCCCTGTCTCTTCGAGTTTCCCCTTGATTGCAGCGGTGAGGATGTCCCGGTACATTTCGACGTACTCTTCCCGGGTCATCTGTGCGAATTTCCAGAACAGGGAGTGGGAGCGTTCCAGCCTTTCCCATTCCTCGTCGTCGGCCTTCAAGTCCGGCATGTTGTTGGTCACGAGGTTTATGGCAATAAGGAACAGGAAGATCTTTTGAACCCAGGGGTCTTTCGGGATATCAGATAACGGCATCGTGTCGCCGAAAATCGCGGTAAAGATTTTCCGGTTTTCGGGGGCTATCTCATACCATTTCTGTTTATTGTCCACCCCGGAGCATTTTGCCGTCAGGTAGATGGCGGCCATGTTCTCCCTGCTTTCCTCTTTGAGGCGTTTGGTGATAATCATATCCAACAGGTGTTTTTTCACGCCGGCGAGGAAGTTCCACGAATAGCCGATTTTTTTCTTCACCTCTTCGGCGACGGCCTGCTTGTCCTCGGGCTTGATTTCCGGCAGATGGTCAATCATCAGTTCCTTCACCGGATCGGGAGGGGCGGAGTTGGTACGGTAGTCGATCTTCTCGCGCTTCTTGTATACAACCCTTAAAGTCTTAAACTTATACCCGCCTGATTCCCATACATCGCCGATACTCCATGCGGTTTGCTTTTTTGACTTTTGCGTTGTCTTCTCATTCAGCGTGTAATCGTTCTCCGAAAGCAAGGTGTATTCGATGTCGTCGATTTTTATGCTCTTTGCCCCTTTCGGGAAAAACTTCGGGACACCGCGATTGAGAAACAGAACGTTGTCTGTCGGGTTGTCCTGCCCAGACTCGGCGATGAGCCTGGCAATCAGCCTTTTCCATTTTTCCGCATAGCACTCGCCGTCGAAACAAACATCCGTCAGGCTTGAGTAATCCTCAAACAGGCCGGGGGTGGTGTTGTGCGTCCTTTTCTTGCACGCCTCGCATTCCTTATCGTCGATATGCTCAAGCTTGAACTTTTGGGCCTGGTTAAAAAAAGTATCGACTTCCCAGTGGCCGACGCTTTTCTTCTCGAACTTTTTGAGGAACTTTTCCTGATCCTCTTCCGGGAGGCTGGCAATCAGCGCGGCGCAGGAGAGGTTTATTTTCCCGTCCCGGAACATCGTCTTTATGCCGTCAATGAGGTTTGTCAGCCTGATGCGGTGGTGAATCCCCGACACGCTCCGGGCGTAATACTTCGCCATTTCCTCGATGGACTTGAACTTGCCGGATTCCAGTTGGTGCTTAAATTTGACGGCCTCGTCGAGGGGGTGAAGATCCTCGCGGTTCACGTTTTCCGCAAGGGCTATGGCCTCGTCGTCCGTCTTGTTGGAGTAAACGTGTCCCTCGATGTTTTTCCAGCCCAGGAATTTCGCTGCCTCATAGCGGCGCCGGCCGGCGATGACCTTGTAAAAGCCTTTCTCGTCAGTGCTTTCCTTTACGGCTATGGGGTGTATAATCCCATATTCTTTCATGCTCTGGGCCAGGGTCTCAATGCTTCCCTCGCCCCCGTATTTCCGGTCAGTACTGGAAATAATTTTATCGACCGGAATAGTAATTGTTTTGTAGTCCATAAGTCGTTCCTTTTCTTTTAATAGATATCCAGTTCGCCGGGGGTCCCGGCCGCCGCGGCAGCCCCATCGCCGCCCCAATGGATATCGTCCTTCTTCGCTGCCGGATCGGATTTCGCCTGCCTTTTGATCAGGGTTTTTCGCAGGCGATCCTGCTGGCTTCTAAGTGCCTGGTTGTTTTCCGCGCCGAGGGCAATCGCGTGTTCCTGGTCTATCTCCGCTTTTGTGAAGTACCGCCAGTTGTCATCGGGGTTGGCCGTCTTGAGAATCTCGCTAATGGCATTGAGTATAGTCATGCGTTCATCCGGCTTGGTTTGCTGATCCGGAGGGGATTTAGGCTTCGGCGGTTTGGGTGACTGGGGTTTTGACTGCGGGGGTTCGGTGACATCCCGCGGCTCGTTACGCGCAGCCTCGTTCGCCAACGTGTCCGCGTCGGTCTTGAAGTCCTCGGCGTCCTGCGTGAAAATATCGGAAGCGGCACAGGCGGTAATTGTGGCATCGACATAGGCCCGTTTCTTGCTCATCTTGATTACCGTGTTGTAGACATCAGCGATATCCGGGTTCTCGACTTTGCCAACTACCTGATTGATGATTGACGGATCGTCTTCCTTGAATTTGGCGCCGCAACCGCCTTTTTTTCTATGACAAACCCATCCACCGCCGTATTCATCTTTGCCGAGAATGATTGTTTCCTTCCCGCAACTCGGGCATTTTCTGGCGGCGTTTCGCCAACGGTATTTTGACTCCATTGTCGTCGCAAGCCCTATGCCCTCGGCGATCTTCTGTCCGCTTTCGATGTGGTAAATCTGGCATTGGGTTTTAACTTCCATGTGCCCGCCAGGAAGCTTCCTTGTCTCCTGAGTGAAATCAGGCCGCAGGCGGAACATGAAGCAAAGCTTGTCCGCCCCCGGCTTGAGAAGGTTTTTCTTCGTGTCGCCGGGGAAGCTTTTCCCATAGTGGATTCCCTCTTGCATCAAATCGGTCATAAGGGCTTGTATCTTTGCAACCTGGGCCTTGACTTCGGTCACTGACAATTCATGCGGTTTTGTTTCAACAACGGCAACTGCATTGTCGCTCATAAAAATTCTCCTTCGGTTAAATCCGGTATACCCCGCCTCGCGGCGGGGCAGTTGGTTCATGCCGGCGTTGCTTCCGGTTCCTCTGCGGCCGCGACGTTATCGCGATAGAAATTACAGAACTCACAGCACGTACAGTATTCGAGGCAGCGCGTCGATTCACCGGGCCGCACTTCCACATAGTGGCCTTTGCCCCAATCGGCAACCATTTTTTCAGCCGCTTCCTTGCTGTCCAATAACCGCACGGCGCTTTTTCGGCCTTCCTTCTTGACGGCGTACTCCGAGGGCTTGGCCCACCGCTCTTCCGGGGAGCAAGGTGGGATGTCGTCATCCGCCAATTCCCGGTACTTTTTGTAGTCGGCGATTTTGCCCCTCAAGTAGGTCTCGATCCTTGCCAGCCCTTCCAGGGTGACATCGAATTTGTAGACAAACATGGGCCCCTGGGGGTAAGATGAATCGCGCTTGGCTTTGCGTTTGGAATGATCTTTTAATAAGGCTATGAATTGGCATTCCTTGGCCTCGAAATCATTTTTGATGAGGAGCCAGGCGTATATCATTCCCTGCTTCCACCAGTCATCGAAATTCTGAAAAACGACTTTCCAAGCGCTTGTGCTTTTGATGTCGGAAATGAGATGGGTACGCATATTGTAGTTGTCAATGCGGCCGGTAACGGTAATCCCATCCAGCTCATAGGACATGTATTCTTCGGTGAACTCGTCCTCTCCTTCGTCCTCAAGGACTTTATGGATAGCGGTCCCGATGATGGCCCAGAAGCGGTTTGATACATCGTCCACAAGTTCGTCCCAGTGGCGTTCCGTAAGGATGATCTGCTTCATGCCGTTAAGCAACGTGGTTGTAGATAAGCGCCCCGGGTCATTATGGCGCCTGATGGAGACCGCCTTGACCAATGCCTCCGGAAGGTTCATTTTGTTGGTGATTCTCATACCGACATTACCCCCGGGACTACCCTGTCAAAAGCCTTTGCGAAATCATTGATGAAGTATTCCTTCTTCAATTTCAGATCCGCCAGCTCAAGCTCTTTTTTCTGTATCTCCCGGTCAAAGCGAGTGACAATGTCGGTCTGCGAGAAAAGCCCCTGATACCTGTCAAACGGGCAGATTTCAATTGGCTTGTTACCGCTACTGGGGTAGGTCACGATTTTGAAATTGACCCCGTTATAGTCCTGACTCAAAACCAGAATCTCAATCTGCGGATTCTTTTCGAATTCGCAGAACCCAACGATCACACCTGCCTTCACCTTGTCATAACTCGAATCAGGGTCAAGAACCCGAACCGGGTCACCGATTTTGTAGTGATCGATTTTCTTTGCAGTGCGGAGATCGATTTCAAGTTTTACCCCGTCGATTTCTACAATCCTCTTGTTTTCATCGTCCATAAATGCTCCTGTTCAACAGAAAATATATATAAGCCACAACGTGACTTTTTCCCTAAAATAATTCCCCCTGGGCTAATTCCTTTTGCGGTATCACGATTTCTGCCGATGGTTTTTCTTCCTGTGCCTCTGCCGGTTCAGATCCCAGCCCTTTTATTATTTCCAGCATCCTTTCCGCCCTGAGCCGGATATCCATGTCGGCAAGGTAATAGCCAATGGTCTTCATTTCCCAATAGGTTTCAAACGTCAGGCTGTTTCCGCAGATAATCAGCGCCGGCACCCCCAGCAGATAAAGCTGAATGAAGGCCATCCGTGCGCAGCGGGCGTCTATGTCCTCACCCACAAAGAGAACGTCCTGAAAATTAAGTCCCCTCTCTTTCATTGCCATTGCCGCGGCAATCAGCATCCCGCCCGCGCCGCAGCATGGATCGCTTATTTTGCAGACATGGGTTTTTGGCGGCTCGCTGTCGCCAACCATCATCTTTCCCATCATGAGCGATACGTTGTACGGCGTGAAATATTGCCCCGTCCTCTTATTGTTCATTTCAATGATGGAAAATATTTCGCCGAGAAAATCCTGTCCGGTTTTCTCCAGTGCTTCTATCGTAATTGCCGACAATTTACAGAGTTTATCGACTTCTTCTTTTTTGTACTGATTTGCTATTTCCAGATAATTTTCTTCCAGTGCCGGATCTTTTGCATAAACGTTGTATAACGAGATGGACGACATGATAAGCCAATCGTTAAAAACCTCATAGGAATTTTTCGACGGCTTGATATTTTCAAGTATTCCTAGGAAGTCTTTTTCGTGCTGGTTCCTTGGCTGGATAACGTATCGCCGGCTCACGCAATGGCCTCCGTCTTTACTATCTCTTTGACGATCCCAACCTCGAAATTGGGAACCGCTTTATTTTCGCTGAGGATTGAACGGTCATTTTTCGCCATGCCTTCATAGTGAGAAAAAATTATTTCCTCAGCCTGTTTTTGTGTGCCGGCTTCGACGGTGAAGGTTCCCCTTAGTGTGAGCCTGGCTTCCACTCTGTATTTCATTTCAGAAACGACCTCGTTACGGAATGTGGGTGGTTTGGTTCTAGCGAATCCGCAAGCGCCTTTGCCGATTCGTAGTCTTCAAAGTAATTTTCCGTCATGCGGAATTCCCCGCTTCCGGTGGTATTGTCCGTATCCTGGGGAAGCGCCTCCGCTTCTATCTCATGGATATTTGCATAGGTAACGCTGTCCATCCCGCCGTCCGGCTCTTCGATGCGGATAAAAACCTCATAGGCCCTTACACGGTAAAACTTTTTCATGCCGCTGATTTCCCCTTACTGCCCGGGGGCAACCCCCCGGGCATGGCCGGCTTATTAGACCGCCTTCTTCTCAAACTGGGTGATGATGAGTTCTTCCTTCTTGAGCTTCGTCAGCGAGCAGAACACCGTCTTGAACACGTTGAATTCGGCGGCCGTGATTTTGCTGGTGCTGGGGTACAGCACTTCGACGCGGTTCGTGAAGTACGAAACATAGACCGTCTCGTTCGGGTAGACCTCTTTCAGGGATTTCTCCACCTGCCGGGCAATCCGTTCCCAGTTGAACTTCTTCTCCTTCTTCTCCTTCTTCTCTTTCGTTGAAACTGTTGTCGCCATGATAAAATCTCCTTCCACATGGTTTGTTTTTCCGGCGCACAGGCGCCGTGGCTATCGCCGACCATATTCCGGTTTCGGCCCGGGAGCCACCCGGGCCAGTCATCGGGGCGAATCTATGCCGCGTTAAGCCTGCTCCACTCGCCGCGCGACATATTGAGCATTGACCAGGCTGTCATTTCCAACTCAGTCGAACGGTCATAACTCTCTACTTCCTGGGCCTGGCGCGTCACGGCATTTGCCAAGCCGTACAAAGACAGGTCACCGCCGCGGATCAGGTGTTCGAGAACTCCCTTGCCTTCCTTCTCAAACAGGCCGTGGGTTTTTGCCGCAAGCTCCACAACGGCGGGGATATCATTGCTGGTGATTTTTGCGTCTGTCGCAATTTTCATTTTTGAAACAATGCGCTCAAACTGGATCGTGTCCGCCGTGGCGCGGACGATATCCTGCAGCTTCATCACGAAAGCCTTGTCGTCGGCCTCGATTGTCTCGTTCCGGTAAATCTCATAGCCCTCGTCGCTTTCGTTCGTGTGGCCGCTATGGTATTTCCTCTTTCCAGAATCCGCGGCGATCATGCCGTTCTTGCAAACGAGCCGGTATATCAGCGGCATTACGCTGACAGACCCGAGGCCCGTCTCGCTGTTGGATATGAGCAATCCGCTTTGCACCACGTCACCCGGGACAACCTCGGTTGTTATCCTTTCGTTCACAACCTTGAGGTACATCCGCCTGTCGGTCAGCTCGCAGCTTTCGACTACGGCACCTTTCATGTCCGTAATCATGGGCAGCACGGCCTGGGCAATTTCGTAGTTGTCAATTCTGCGGTACCTTTCGGAGAGGAACGCCCGGGCGGTTCCGTCCAGTGTCCGGATCATGCGGTTGGTAGGGTTTTTCTGAAACCATGTGTTGACGTTGGTTGCCAGCAGATTCGGTTCCTCGACAAGCATCCGGCCATAGTATTTGGAGGGGATACCGAGCTTCGTTCCGATTTGGTCATGGGCGACGCCATTGATGGAAAAATCCGGCATACCCTGGAGGCTGAGAAGCGGCACTCCCTTTTTCTCATCCTCATCCTCGAAAGCGACGTGCATTTCCATTTGGCTTGTGTTTGCGATATAGTCCCGCTTGACCTCGTTCTGGCGATCTATTTCGATTGCCAGTTGCTGTAAGGTTTTTCCTGCTTTCATAAAATCTCCTTCTTCTTCTTTTTTTTGGCTATCGCCTACCGTTTGTCAGTTTCGGCGGGGGTGCCACCCCCGCCATCGTCAGGGCGAATTATCTGGGGCTTATTCCCTGCTTTGCCATCTGTTCTCTCGCGTTTTCGATAACGGCTATAATGATTTCCGTTTCCTCTTTGTCCACGGCGCATTCCGCCACGCCTTCCCATGTTATGCGCTTAAAAAACTGCGCCAGATTCCACGCCTTGTTTTCGTCAAGGGTGATTGTTACCGTTTTCATTTGTTCTCTCCTTTGTTCTCATCGTAGTCAGGGAACACAAAATCTTTTCCCTCGATTGCTCTTAACTCAGCGATTCTTTCAAGTAATTCCTTTTGGGTGCGGAAACTCTCTACACATCGCGTTTCTTTTTTGTTGTCGCGTTCGTAGTAGAAAACGTCCCAGGGCTTATATAGCGTTGCCATCTGTTCCCCCTTGTTTCCTTTTCCCATCAGGGGTATTTGAATACCGCTGAAACAAACCGTTTGTCATATCTGCCCTTTTCACCTGGCTATCTCCTTACGCTTTCCATAGATGGGCTTTCGCTTTGGCTAAACCCTCTCTCCGGATGGCGTCATACAACGCCTGTATTTTCTCGACATCGCACTGAAACAGATACGATAACTTCGCCTCTTCAAGAATTGCCGCCCCGTTGGTAAAGAAGAATGTCGATATGGCATCATCCACGGCCTTGTTTTCGACGAGGTTCCCCTTGCCGTCGCCAATCCACTTCTTTTCCTTTTTGGCTTTTATCAGCAGAACCGATAATTCCTCGGCGCGTTTTTCGGCTATTGTTTCCAGCATCACAGCACCGCCTTTTCTTCAATCTGTTCCAGTTTGAGGTTCTTCATGAGTGTCACTACGGCGTCCCAGAAGCCCCAGTCGTATTCTGCATTGAGTAGCCCGATAGGCGTCTCATCATTTCTCTTGAGACCCCTGCGGCGCGCACGCGCCTCGTCTCTTTTTTCCAACGCTTCATCAAGTGTCATATCCGTGCCCCCTACCATCGCTTTATTGAATAACTGGGGTTCTTGTACAAACCGGCTTCGTAGTTGCTGATAAATCTCCTGATTGATTTTTCGCTCATTATCTGCCCCCTTTTTTGATTCCGGAGGACTTGCTGACTTCGGTATAACCGTGCCTTTCCATAAAAAGTTTGGCGGCTTTCAGCGTTTTGAATTCCTTGCGCATGTCCACCATAACGGTTCCCCTAAATCGGCGGCTGTAATACCCGACCCTCTCGTCACCTTGTGCAAAAAACCCGCTTCCGATTCCCGAGTAATCATAGGATTCGACGGAACCTTTTGTTTTTCCTTTGGCGTATTCGATCTTCATTTTTTCACCGCCATTTCAACACGGCCGTTGACATCCAACTCGATCTTTTTGCCGTCGAGGTTATACTCGAGCCACATACCTTCATGGTATTTGCCGCTTTTTATTCCGGACTTAAGCTGTGCTTTCGCGTGCCATTCTGAAACGGCTTTGATGATGTCGATGCGCCTTTCGCATTCGCTGTCCTCGGCTTCGTTAACGTACCATTCCCAAACTTCGAATTGCAGAAGCTCGGGTTCGGGTGAGGTTTCTTCCATAGCGAGGTATTTCTTGAGGGCGGGAATCCACTCTTTATTAATGCACCAACCGCTGCTCATCCAGAAGGATTTGTAGTCGCCGTAGTTCTTTTCCTTGAAACTGTAGATTGTGATTTTATTTCCGAGAGAATCGTCATCGTCAACAACGATTACCTTGGTACCGTCTTCGCCATCGGCGATGGCGTGCTTAGGGTTGCCCTGGCTTTCAAGCCATTCCGCCAAACTTTTCGGTTCGTTCTTCATAGAAATCTCCCTTGGCCCCCTTGGGGCCCTTTCGGCTTCCGGTCACCCCGTTGCCGTTTTTATTGTCTATATAGACATATAGACATATTGACATATAGACATTAATAGAGTACCCCCGCCCGGGTGGCTCGTCAAGGGTCAAACCCCCTGTCCATGAAAATTTTGAAAAATTCTTGAAAAATACTATACGGCTGTATAGTAAAACATCTATGCGTCTATATGTCCAAATGTCTAATATGTCTATATATTGGACATATAGACATTTACCCACTTGATTTACAGGGTGGGTTTGCCGATATAATGAGGGTATGGAATTAACAGTCGCAGAAATCAGCCGGATGATCAGTACTCTAAAAAATCCGGTAACCGTTGCCACAACCCACAAGAGGTTAAACCGCGCTGGGTACAAGGCGTCTGGGTACAGGGGCGTAATCGCTTTGTACGATTTGTCCGAGGAAGATATCCAGAAACTAAAAGAGGACAGTGCCGTTAGGGGAAAACCAAAAGCGGATCGAAAAGCAGATCGTAAAGCGGATTCAAAGCCGGAGCCAGAAGGCAAAACTGCCGCCAAGACCAAAGCGAAAAAGGCTGACAAAAAAAAGTGATCCGGAAAGGGTAACAGGAAGCAAATCATTTCGCGCCCCCGAAATCCAGTACGCCTTTTTCTCCCTGTTGCCGCTTAGTTATTTTCTTTGTGTTTTTGTGATTTTTGCCACGGAATAAATTATTTTCCCTCTGTTTTTTCAGTGCCGCATTTTGCGCGTGCGTTAGTATGATTAATTTTGATTCATGGTTAACTTGAGGCATTCCGTCCTGATGATCTACTTCCATTGGTCTGCCGGTTATCGGATCGTTGCCTATTTCCCCGTTAAACGCTTCCTTTACAAGTCTTGCAATCCAGAATTTCAATCTTTTCTTTCTTCCTTTAGCATCCTTAAAAGGCTCATCAGGGTATAATTTTGTATACCAGTAATTAGTGCCCCGATCTTCGCATTTCCAATACGGTTCCAATGTGTCTGCGTATAATACTTCGCCAACCTCAAGGATTAGGTATCTGCTAAAATTAAAAACCCTCCCGTTTCTTTTGTGGTTCAAAGTGTCAATCATAGAATTGGCAGATTGTATTTTCATGGTTCCGCCCTTTGTTGCTTTGCGGCGAACCACTGCTCATAGGCTTCCGGAAACGGGATCATCTCGTATCCCTTGTACTTCCTTTCGCATAACAACCTACTGAGCCTGGTGCCGTCCTGCGGCTTTTCCACCATCGACTTTTCGTCCCATGAAACATATAGGCCGTCCTTCCGTACACAAAAAAGTTTTGTGGGTTTGAATGCCTTTTTGACTTTTTTCGCATAACTGAGTTTTGCTACTTTTTTCTTCCTTTTTCCCATAACGGGGAACCCTCCCTTTACAAATGACCCCATTGCAGGGGCCTACCCACGGATCGCGGCCCTGCCTTGCCGTACTCTCTCCGCTATCGTTCCCGACGGGCCGTAACACCGTCCGGGCATATGGATCGGGGCTGAATTGAACAGCCATCTGGCGGGAAAGAAGATACCGGGGCAACAACCCGGGAACGAAAAACCCGCCATGTCCTGCCGTTAGACGACCGACCCATAAATTGAGCTGCCCCTTGTACTTCGGGGCTTTTGGGATTCCCCCACGGCGTTGCCCTCACCTTTGGAGATGGCAAGGAATCGAACCTTGCTCCACGAGGGCATAGTACCTCGTCAGTGTTTGGCTCTCATGCTTAACCGCGAATCCACATGAGCTTTACGCACCCTACGATACTGCCGTTATACGACATCTCCAAAAGCGCCTGTATCGGCGGCGCGTCCGCTGACTAACCTCCACCCCCGGGGGCGCCACCAGTCCCGCGTAGCCCCGGTTACGCCGGTTGTTCTATGCCGGCAAATAGGCGGCGCCAATCCCCGCCTTGGCACTTAATGGATTTGGGGCCCCGGGGAGTGACCCCCGGAACGGGGGAAAGGAGGTTTGGAAAACCCCGCCGTCAAACTGACAGCCCCTAGTTGGCAGGAAAATGCTCCGGCCGCGCCCCGATTTATCCAGCATCAGAGCAGTGCTTGTGATTTGCCCCATCCAAAGCCCGCCCATACGAGAGCCCACTTCCCGCGGTCCAGGCCTTCTATAGGCAATGAGACGTCCTCCCAATCGGCGGACGTTACGCGAAAGCGCGTAATACCGCCTGGTTTTTTTTGTGTTATGCTCAAGGGAATCGGAATCGTCGGGGAACAGTTCATCGAGGGCCTTTTCAATGGCCTCCCTTTGAATCCTGGAAAACTCTTCAAAGGTTTTGATGGCTTTTTCGAGTGCCTCCATCCATTTCCGACACGCGGCCGCCATTGCTTCAAAAGGGTTCAATCTTCTTCCCCTCCCTTGCCTTTTCCTTTGCCATTGAACAAGTCGCCGATTGTCTCCCCGACGCTTTTCTTTTTTCTCTTTTCCTTCTTGCCGGCATCACCCTTGTCCTTGGTTTCGTCAAACGGGAGAGCCCTCTGCCGGCGTGCGCCTTCAAGGAACCGCTTCACCTCCTTGCGGAGTTCATCGGCGGCGGCGTTGTATTGGTTCTTAATGTGGTCGGGGTCATATATGCCTTCCTCGGGCGTCTCGGCCTCCTGCGTGGTCACTTTCGGGAGGGCCATCTTGAATTGGCCGAACATACTCTCCCCTGAAATCAGGACGCACTTGCTCCCTGCTTTCTCTCCGTCTTTCCAAACTATGGTTTGAAGTTTGCACGTAACGTCGCTGATTTTGAAAAGCTGAAGTAGTAGCAGGGCCACCTTGTCCATCACCGCTGTCAATTCGCTCTCCGGCTCGTCCTCTGTCTTGAGGGTCTTGATGTCCTCGTTTTCCTCGTACTGGACAAAGTAAACGTCACCGGTTTTTTTAAATGTCAGAACATCCATCGTCTCTTGCCTCCTCTATTGCCTTATCATTCAGGGCCTTGTATTCGGCCTCCAGAAAGCTGAGTTGTTTCTGCATTGCCTCGATTGCGATAGCGCGTGACAGAAAAACATCGATGCTCTTATCGTCATCACGACTAACATAGGTGCTCAGGTGAGATATTTCTGGGTTCTCCTTAAACACATCGAGAGCCTTTTTGCAGTCGTCAATCTCGTCGCACATATCGTAAAGTTTCTCTGCCGTTTCTTTGCTGATCATCGTTTCCCCCTTAATAGTCCGCCTCGACGGTTATCTGGGCCCCAACCCTGTCGGCGGCATAGTATTTCCCGACGTTTATGCCGTATACCTGGGCGTCGTCTTCCCACACCCCGGCGGTGGACATCGAATCCATCACGGCCTTGAGCAAATTGTCAGTGTCCGGCCTTTTTGTATGTGGGAAGGAAGTGCCGCTGGCGAGCTTCATGCTTTTGGGACTGGGCAAAAAAAATGCCACGGTCAGCTTTACGGGCCCGATAATGGTAGGGCAGCGGCACGAAAGAAAAGCAGCCTTCACTTCTTTTTTCCATGCCTTGACCGGCTTTGAGTCGGAGTAGAAATTCCCGTATTTTCCCAGGCGGGGCCTTGATTGCGCCCTGGGGACGCCGTTCACGAACAGGCGGTACAAAACTTTCATCCTAAGCCAAATTCCCTGATGGCCAGCCCAAGCCCTATCACCGGGCCGCAACACCAGCGCAATGCCGGGATGCCAAATACCCTTTTATGTGCCATGCGTTCGCCGCAATCTTTTATATATGTGCCCAACCGAAAAATAAATCCTCTGCTAAAAAACACCTAATCCCTCCCATGCTTGAAATTGTTGGCGGGGGCTGAATCATGTAGCGAAAAGGCCCCCGCCTACGAAACGGCATCGATTTTATCCCTTCATAGGCGCCTCCTTTTTCTTCCCTCTTTTCTTTTCTTCTTTCTTTTCTCTTTTCCGGCGCGGCATCGGCGTGCCGGGTTTCACCTCTTTGGAGTCGATATATGCCTGAAGCGAGTCAAGTGGGATTACGCGCTTGCCGTCGATTGAGTGCCAGGGGAATGGCAAAGTGCCGGCCGCCATGTGTTCATAGAACCAGTTATACGAGCGGCGCGTGTACGCGGCCGCCTCGGTCACCGTCAAAAATTTTCTGAGGGGTGGCAGTGTATCTTGCTGTGATACTGCAATGGCCTTTTTCACAGGCGGCTTGTAGATTAAATCACTCATCGTCCTTCCCCCTGTTATTCCTCTGTTCCTAAAGTCCTCATTCCCATCCGCCTCAGCCAGGCCCAGAGCTCCCCCGGGTCCTTGCTCCTGCGGCGATACCGCACCCCGCGGATTGTTATGTCAGCCCGGTATCGGTTGTGCCGCTTGTTTTTGCGGCCTTTGGTGGACGTGTCAAAGTAGATGCAAGGCCCCCGTTGCTTCATATTTTCCCGGATTCCTCAACCTGTTCTTCAAGGTCTTTCATCTCGTCATCGTTCATCCCGTTTTTTCCTCTCCCCCAAATAAAAAAGGCTAAACTCATCCGGCTTTTTGACCGGTAGTGTGCGCTACCAGTCGGCCTTCAAAATTCAGCCTCTTTCTTGCTCTGCGCACACAAAGCATCCATTTCCTGTGAGCCGCCCGTTTGTTGTAGGCCTGGGAGTCTATGAACACCCGGACGGCAGGAACGTTGCCGTTCCATAATTAAAGAATATATTCTTTAATTTATTCTGTCAACATAATTCAGGAATAATTTCTTGAATTATTTTCCAAAAAACTTCCGATAATCTGAAGGTGGAAGGAATTACAGTTTCTGAAATGGCTGAAAAGACCGGCCTGAAACCAAAAACCATACTTAATCGCCTCCGAACCCTCGGCATAAAACCCCTCACTAAAGAAGCCATCTATGAGCCATCAGCATTGAAGGCCCTTGAGGAAATGCGGCAGGTTGGCCGCCCCAAAAAGGCCGCCGAGCCGGAGCCGGAAGCCAAGACCAAAAAAGTCAAATAACCTAAAACCCCCTTAAAGGCCATTGAAAAGAAGCCTCTCAACCCTCCCCCAGTCGACGTAAGGCTTGAAGAAAACGCCGCCGCTTGAGGGAAGGCACAGCGGACAGCCCAAAGCCAGGTCATCAATGTAGAAATCCGCGGAAACCTTCGGCGATTGCGTCCAGTTTTTTTGTCCGGGATCCTCGTTTACCCCGTGGAGGGGTATGCCGTTTTCCTCAAACCAGCTCACGGCATCATCCAGTTCGGGGCCGCTCCGCATGGTATTCAGGATTAGCTTGTGCCCTGCCTCTACCAGCCTTTTCAGCACCGGCACCGCCCCTATGTCCTCGCCGATGTTGGGGTACTCACTTGTCACGCATGTTCCGTCAAAATCAATGGCGATTTTCACCTCAAATCCCCTTCTTCCTGTTACCTTCATGCCTCATGGTGAAGGTATTCAAACTATCCGCCCAAATTCCCCATGATACTTCTGTGAAGCAGCCACATATGCCTCGTATGCTTTTTCCAGATCGTTAAACCACCCTAAATGAATCGTTTTCCGGTTTACTTTTATTGACGCTCCCCATTTCCGTTTCTTCTTTTCCCAACTCACACCCTTATACCCGCTGGTATTATTTTTACTTATGCGACGATTTCGCATATTTTCCGCATGATCACATATCCGAAGGTTTGATCGCCGGTTATCAAGGACGTTGCCGTTGATGTGATCAACTTGCATACCGGCAGGGCAACTAACAATGAAACGGTGTAGCAATATATTTTTGCGTTCAGGGACAGGCATTTGACATGAAAAATAAGGGCCTCTTTTAAAGCCACATTTATACCACCTTTGGGTCGTTACTCTTTCAGCATCACAGGCGGAAATAATCACATTAAATCCGGCAATGTTTATAATCACGTCTTCCATTTCCTCTCATCTCTCCTATAAGCCAATCACTCATGGTGAAGGTTGGAGCTGGGCATAGCGCCCCCTCCCCCCAAATTTAAGGAAGGAGTTAGGCGCTCCCATATCACTCACGGAGCCAGGCCGTATGCTATGGGCAGGCGGACACCGACATAAGTTCCAACCTTTGCGGTTTTTAGCCGTATGTCCGGCCTCGTCCGGGGAACCGCTTCACGCCCCCACCCCATGCGCGCTTTGGACTCCACTAGCGCATACTGTATGAGCCGCTCTCCTTACCATCTCCCACACAGGGCGGCTGTAAGAGCCAATAAAAAAGGCTTACACCGCCATCCCCGCCACCACGGTTCAGGCTGTGTAAGCCCTCTTCTTTCCCATGTGGTGGCATGGTAAATCACATCTAATGTGATTATACTCACATTTAATTCAGAGCGTCAAGTGTTTTTCACAAAAAATGTGATTTTTTTTATTTTTTTCCCGATAATAAAGACAGATGTTTCCAGGGGGGTGTGAAGTTTCTTCACAGGGTAGAAACCGAGGAATTTGGAGGTGAAATGACCAATCAAACTATAAACGACAGAATAAAATTACTAAGGAACACTTTGGGTATGACACAGCAAGAATTTGCCGATAAAATCAAGCTAAAAACGGGAAATACTTTTTCAATGATAGAGCGAGGGAAAAATGCTGTTACTGAGCAAAATATTGCTTTTATCTGTACCGCAGGACTATTTGAGAAGGGGAAAGAGGTCAATTATTTGTGGTTGAAATATGGGGAAAACAGCAAAGAACATGGAAACCAGCCAATGTTTATTGATCCAGGACGGTCAAGCGAATCGTTGGTTTATGATATGTATGGTCAGGAATTACCAGAAGACGAGGTTGGGTTGGTGAGCATTTACAGGCAACTCACAGATAGAAACAAGGCTATGGCACAGACACAAATGGATGCCTTGCTTGCATTACAAGAAAAAGAATCACAAGGCAATATTACTGCTGAAAAAGGGATTTTGCCGGGGATAGGGCCGGAGGGCGACGGGAAGACCGGGTAGAGTGCAGGATCAACTGGGCGACACGGACATTCGACACAAGGCAGCCAAGGGAACAATTTACAATCAAAAGCATCATAAATTTTCCGGATAAGTAGACGGGAAAGCATTAGGAAACATAAAAGCCGCCCGCTTGTTATAGACCTTGGGAGTCCCATGAACACTCGGACGGCTGTTCACAATGTGAACTATAGTCCCAATATAGTCCCAAAACATGAGCATTGTCAATCTCATTTTATAGCTTTAACCTAAAAATATAATAAACACATGGAAAATGATTTTGATTTGGATGCCGAATTTAGGGTCAGGCTTCCCTCGGAACTAGCCAATAGGATAGCTGATGCTGCCAAGAAGGATCGTCGCTCGCGGAATTTACAGTATGTCTATATACTGGAAAATTGGTTTGAACTTAAAACTGATCTGGAAGAGAGAGTAAAAGCCCTCGAATTGTTGCTTGAAAAAACTCCCTTGCCTTAAGGCTATTGCCTTTATACAATGTATCCCCTATAATCTTTTAAGTAGACACAATCGGCAAGGAAGCCGTTAGATAATTCCATGCGGGCGGGCTAGGCATGAAATACAGGGTACAATTTTGTGAGGGTTGGGCCGGAACATGGGTATTCGAAGCTACTGACGATGTTGAAGCATGGAAAACAGTATGGGACAAGATAAATGAACATACACAGGCAATCACGGTAAATATTGAGGCGATTTATGAGATTGATAATTTAAGCAACCAAGTCCGGAAGCTTCCCGAACAAGAGATTTGCGAAAAGGCTTCCGCCAAGCTGGATCGCAAAGAAGCCGAAAAACAAGACGAACATGCGGTATACAAAGCGTATTTCAGTGACGGTGAATGTTCGGGGCCTTACATTGCCAAAATATCAGAAAATGACACCATCGCTTTGGGTAAAGCGGAACTCAAGCTAAAGCAGCATGCAGAATACAATGGGCTGGATATCACGAAAATCAAGGTAACTCAGGTTGAGGAATTAAACAACGACATGCTTTTTACGATTAATATCCTTGAAGAAATGAAAGAAAGAAAAAGAAAAAATAAAAAGGGCAAAAAGAAAAACAGATTTTTGTTATAAGGAGGAGGGTATGCTTGAATACCGTGTCCTTTCCAGCGACGGGAAAACCGTATACAAAGTCAAGTTTGAGGGGGTAGGAAAAGACCTGAAGGCATATTGCACCTGCCCTGCCGGGAAAAAGGGAGGTAAATTCTGTAAACACATATCGGGCTTATTAAATGGTGATACGACGAAAATGGTGGAGCCTTCCGATAAAATCGAGGCGTTGGCAGGGGTAATGCAGGGTTCCCCATTGTTATCCAAAAACGAGGATTTTGTAAGCAAAAAGGAAAAAGACAGGTTTGTCCATAATGGCGTGAAGATAAGCACGATCGATGATTTATATGATTACTTGTTAACCACTATAAATGAAAAAATAATAATCGAATACAACAAGAAACTAGGAAGAATAGCAATATACAAGGCCGAATATTTCAAGAACGGCAACCCGAAATATGCCGTCAAAAACAGGCTCGCGGCCATGGAATACTCTGAGGACTTAAGCTGGTTCAATATAGATCACCAAAATTATAAACATTTTGCCCATGCCGGCCCTAAATTCATTGAGGGCGTTACAAAAGCATTATCAAGTCAATAAAGGAGAGAATTATGACCTATGATGAATTCGTGAAAGTATGCAAAGCCCTGGGCCAGAAAATCGGCTTTGCCAACAAGCCCGCCTTTGTTACCGTCCACAAAATGATTGCCGAGGGGGAAACCGTAAAAGGGGCAAGCAACTGCGTGGAAAACAACGGCGAAGGGGCCATAATCGTGACCGAGAGGAATTTTTATTCCGCCAGAAAATCATCGCTGATATCGTTTGAGAACACCGTCATACCCATAGAGAAAATCACGTCTTTTTCTTCCTCCGGGCTGATTCCCAAGCTTATGATCTCCGAAGGAACCCTCGTGCACACATACGCCGCGGTCATCAATGCCGACAACATCCTGTCCGCATTGAGGGCCGCCAAATCCACCCCGCCTTCTGAGGCAACTCCCGTACAGCAAGACGCCGCTACAGAGCTGCGAAAACTAAAAGCCCTGTTGGATGACGGGATTATAACGCAGGAAGACTTTGACGCAAAAAAGAAACAGTTGCTGAACCTGTAAAAACCTCGACAATCCCGGGCTTTATTCATGAAGCCCTGAAATTGGTTACCTTCTTGTCCGGTTCCTCTTTCTCTGCTTGACCTTCCATAACAACGGATATTTTTTCCCCGATTTTCCGGATTGTTTTTTCCGTCAGGTGAATATATTTCCCTGTTGTTTTCAGATCCGAATGCCCTAACAAATCCTGGATATACTTGAGCGATACGTCATTGTCCGCCAAGAGGGTGGCCAAGGTATGCCGGGCGCTGTGGGGGACAATATCCCTGCCGGCAAGATCAATTTTGGCACGTTCCAGCCAACGCCTAAAATTAGTGATTGTCCATGACGACCCTATTACACGCCCGTCCTTCCAGCAAAATACAAATTCATGCTTTCCGTTTTCTTCCCATACTTTTTTTATGGCCGCCTGTAGTACAGGGTCAAACGGCGCCTTGCGCTCCCGCTTGCCTTTCGGCGGGCCCAGGACCCTGTCCTTCCCCTCAAAATGCTGCCAAGCCCTCCGGACGTTTATCTGGGGGGTATTCCAGTCGAGGTCTTCCGGCTTGAGGGCCGACACTTCGGAACGCCGCAGGCCCGACAGGAAGATGGCCGCGCAGACCGCCACTTCCATTGGGCGCCTGAGTACCCCGGGCGCGAACAGCCTCAGCATTTCCTCTTCCGGCAGCGCGTCCCTTTCCCTCATGTAATAAATAGGCTTGTCAATGTACTGAAACGGGTTGATCCATTTCCGGTTGTTGCGTTGGTATTCCTTGAACGCCATGCTTACCAAGCCCAGCACGCCGACAAAAGTCCTGGTCCCGCCCATGCGCCGCCCGTCCTTGAGCTTCCTTATTGACATCCGGGTGATGAAACCGTAGGCGTCCGATTCCTCGGTCTCGGCCATCTTCATTTTGGTGAACGGATCGCCCTTGATATGGGTATCGTAATAATCCTTGTATGTCACAAGCGTATCTATGGAGTATGATCGGTTTTTGGAGGCGTTAATACCCGTCCGCGGGCTGGTCTCGATGGCCGTGAACTTCCTGACCCATTCACCAACGGTTATGTCCACGTTCGTGACCCGCCTGGCGCCGCCTTCCTCCTGCAGCTTGCTTTTCAGATACATGACGAGGGCAAAGGCGCCGGCATCCGCGGCGTTGCCGTCTTTTGGGTTCCGGTACATGGCCAGCTCGTCCGGGAAGGACTGGAAGCTTCTCCGGCGCCATTCGGCGCACACGCGGGAGGGGAGCCCGCAGGCGGGGTTAAGGGTAATCTGGTAAGTTTTGCGGTCGCCCCTCTGATGCGTGACAAATGGCTTGGCGGTTTTGGACATAGCATCGTCCCCTTTTTGTCTGCGTTATACGTAAAATGCTAAGGAATAAGTACACCATAAGTGCACCGATGCTACATGATTCAAATTTTAGTAAAATGCCGTTCCGTTAAGTCCTTGTAATGCCTAGACTTAGTAATGAGCCGCGGAAGGATCGAACTTCCGACCCGCAGATTAAGAGTCTGCTGCTCTACCAGCTGAGCTAGCGGCCCGATCGAAACTTTACGTGCCTGTACTGTA